AATTTCTTAAAATATTTACTAAATTTATCATTATTAAATTTTATAGTAAATAAATATGCTGGTGTAACTGGATTTTGGGTTAAAAGTTTTATGCTTGTATCTTTATCAGTTAATATTTCTTGTATTACATCTTTTGATTTTGATACAACATCATCTTTAAAATCTATAGCGCCTCCTTTAAAAGACATATATATATATATAGAAAAGTATTTTATAATTAAAATTAAATCTCTCCCAAAAGTCACATAAAAAATAACAAATCAACAAAGGTATTTTTACATTTTGCACATTAATAAACTAATACATAAAGCACTACAATACAGCACATATCAGTGGTCCATCCATCGTTCAAACATTTTTACTTGTTCAAAGTTATCAGCGTTTGTCGGAGGTGATTTTTCAATAGGTTTTTTATTCGAGCGAATATTTGGTTTAAAATTATGTCTCAATTTATCACTATTAGAATTCTTAGTAATATTAATATAAAAACCTATGTCGGAATTGGTAGTATTAAGATTAACATTGGCACTAGTATTAACATCAATATTAACATCAATATTAACATCAATATTAACACTGGTGCTAGTAGTATCAGTATCAGTATCAGTATCAGTATCAGTATCAGTAATAGTATTAGTAGAATTCATTTTTATAAATAATAAATAATAAATAATAAAAAAACCATTTCAATTTTAATTACTCAAATTTTAAATTAATCAGTTTTCATCAAGATATACTTTATGACATCTTGGAAGTTTTACTTTAAGAGTTTTCTCAAGTAATGCGATTTGAGAATTAGTAGGTAAATCTTTATTTGCTTCCCAACGAGATAAAATTTGTTGAGATATTCCGATTGTAGATGCTAATTCTTTTTGATTTTTTCCATTAATTACTCTTGCTTGGGCAATAATTTTTCCAAGAGGTTCTTTCATAATTATTTTTTCTACTTTATCTACTTTATCTACTTTATTTGCACTAATATGTGTGTTTTTTGTTGTATCTTTTTCTTTATTTTTAACTGCTTGTGTATTAAGTTTAATAGAATTCCAATCTTGATGTTCCATATTATTCAAATAATATGATAATTATTTAAAAATTAAATATAAAATAAGTTTTTCAATTTTTATTTAAATTATAAAAATAACAGATATATAAATGCAGAAAAATTTAATATTTAGCATTATTTTTATATTAATAACAATAATAGTAAGCATATTATTATTAAATTATTATCAAATTAATATGAATGTAAACATTACAAAATATGATAATTTAAAACTAAATAGAGCAGTAATATTTGAAGATATTTAAAAACAATTATTTATAAAATTGAATTTAAAATGTACATAATTATATAATATAATATAATATGATTATTCCTGTAAAATGTTTTACTTGCGGCAAAGTATTAGCAAATAAATATAGGTATTATCAGCGCGAAGTTCAAAAACGAAAAATAGATAAATCAATGGAAGTTAATAAAGTAGTATATTTAACCAAAGAGTTTATGGATAAAACACCAGAAGGAGAAGTGTTAGATATTTTACACATGAAAAAAAGTTGCTGTAGGAGACATATGATCACACATGTTGATATTGAATAATACTATTATTAATATTAATAATTTTGCCATATTTTTTTATATTTTTCTATATATAATGAATAAATATAGAAAAATAGCTAGTCGAAAAAATAAAACACGTAAAACTTTAAAAATATACCATATGTTAAAAAATAAGTATAGAAAAATGTCCAACAAAACAAATAGAAGTTTAAAAAAAAATGTAGCACTACGTAATAAATATAGAAAAAGAGTCCAAATAGGTTGCTCTAGAAAAAAAAATATGAAAGGAGGCGGAATATCGCCATTCCAATCTATTACAGATGCTATAAATAATATATCACATACAGGTGCTACATTTATATCCAGTTATAATGGAACTACAAACGAACCGACTCCATCTCCTACGTAATAATTAGTATTTTTAATTATTTTTAATTATTTTTTAATTATTTTTAATTATTTTTTAATTATTTTTAATTATTTTTAATTATTTTTAATTATTTTTAATTATTTTTAATTATTTTTATATATTTTTATATGTATAAATTATAATATGGCATATATTAATAAATATATAGTAGATTTCAAAAATTTATGCTCCCCTGCTTTTGTTTATTTATTTTTATCGGTACTAGTATTTATTATTATTGCCATACAAAATTTTGGCAATACAACAAAATATTGTTTAGGAGCATTCGAATGTGAAATTCCAAATACATTTTTAATGTTTGTATTTAAAGCAATATATATATTATTTTGGACTTTTATATTAAATTCGTTATGTAAAGCAGGATATAAAGAAATTTCGTGGTTTTTAGTAGTATTACCATTATTATTATTATTTGTTATTTTAGGTTTAATTATTATAACATATTCTGTATCTCCGTTAATGATTTAATATATAATGTAATAATTATTAACATATAAAATATTAGTATTAATTAATACTAATATTTACAATGACTAGTAAAAGTAAGATACAATCACCAGATATATTAATAGAAGAAACTGTTTCTAGTTCTATAAATCATGAAGAATTAGCTTGGTTAATTATAGATAAATATTTTGGTCATGATCCAAATATATTAGTTAAACACCATTTAGAATCGTTTAATGATTTTTTTAATAACAAAATTTATAATATTTTTAGAGAGAAGAATCCAATATTAATAATAAAAGAACAAGACGAAACAACAAAAGAATATAATTATAGAGCAGAAATATATATTGGAGGTGTTGATGGAAAACAACTTTATTTTGGAAAACCAATAATATATGATACAAATCGCGAACACTATATGTTTCCTAATGAAGCGCGCTTAAGAAATATGACTTATGCAATAACACTTCATGTTGATGTAGAAGTAGTTTATAAAATTATGAATAGTGAGGGAAAATATACTGAAACCAAATCAATATTAGAGAAAATTTATTTAGGAAAATTTCCAATAATGTTAAATTCAGATTTATGTATTTTAAACAATCTAGATACAATTGTAAAATTCAATATGGGAGAATGTAGAAATGATCGCGGCGGATATTTTATTGTTGATGGAAAAGAAAAAGTTCTTATATGTCAAGAGAAATTTGCTGATAACATGCTTTATGTTAAATCTGATTTCAATGAATTATATAGTCACTCAGCAGAAATACGATCTGTTTCAGAAGATGCTTCTAAACCAATTAGAACTCTAAGTATTAGAATATTGCGCCCAGATACTAAATATAGTAATAATCAAATTTTAGTAAATGTTCCAAATATTCGCAAACCGGTGCCACTTTTTATATTAATGAGAGCACTCGGTATATTAAGTGATAAAGAAATTATTAAAACATGTTTATTAGATTTAGAAAAATACGAGAACTATATATCATTATTTATTCCATCTATTCATGATGCAGGTAATATTTTTAATCAAGAAGTAGCACTAAAATATATGGCAACATTAACAAAAGGCAAAACATTATCACACATTTTAGAAATATTAATGGACTATTTCTTACCACATATAGGAGAAAATAAATTCATTGAAAAAGCATTCTTTTTAGGACATATGGTAAAAGAATTATTACAAGTTTATAAAAATGATAAAAAATCAACAGACCGTGATAGTTTTAAATTTAAAAGAGTTGAATTAGCAGGAACACTTATATATGATTTATTTAAAGAATATTACACTTTGCAACAAAAGCATATTTTTCAAAAAATAGATAAAGAATATTATTATAAAAAAGGAATTTACCAAAATGATTTTATTAGTTTAATAGAAAATAACTATTTAGAATTTTTCAAAGAACGTATTTTAGAAAATGGGTTTAAAAAAGCATTTAAAGGTAATTGGGGAGCAGAAGAACATACAAAACGACCTGAAATAGTTCAAGATCTAAATCGTTTATCATATAACTCTTTTTTATCTCATTTACGTAAATTAAATTTACCTTTAGATTCGAGTGCTAAAGTTATAGGACCACGACTATTACATTCGTCTCAGTGGGGTATTATTGATCCGGTTGACACTCCAGATGGTGGAAATGTTGGTTTGCACAAACATATGTCGCTTGGATGTTTAATAACAAGTGGCTATTCTGGAAAACCACTTATTGAATTATTACGCACCGTTTTTTTTATGGAATTATTAAGTGAATGCACCATTGAGTATATTGCTCATTGTACCAAAGTTTTTGTAAATGGAGCATGGGTTGGAATTGTTACTAAACCAGTTGAAGTAATTGACTTATTAAAAAAATATAGACGACTTGGTTTAATACCAATATATACAAGTATTAATTGGACAATAAAAGAAGACATTATTTATATTTATAGTGATTCAGGTAGATTAACAAGACCCGTTCTTTATTTACAAGATAATAAATTATGTTATGAAAATGAATTTATTTATAATAAAATGATTTCGCAAGATTTTCAATATGGAGAATTATTAATTGGATTTAATAAGTTTAAACTTTTAACTTCAGAAAAAAAAGAAGTTTCAGTAGATTTAAATTCATTTATTAAATCAAATAAAGTTTTTTTCAATGTTAGTGAGTTATATGACAAATCTGAATCTATGGATCAAGTAAATGCGATAGATGAACTAATGGAAAAAGGCGGAATAATAGATTATTTAGATACATCAGAAACAGAATCATCATTAATAGCAACATATAGTGAACAAATAACTAAATTTACTAGTCATTGTGAAATTCATCCATCATTATTATTAGGTGTTATGGGTAATCAAATTGTATTTCCAGAAAATAATCAACTACCGAGAGATCTTTTTTCTTGCGGACAAAGCAAGCAAGGCGTCAGTTTATATCATACAAATTACCAAAATCGCATTGATAAAATGGGAGTCGTATTAAATAATGGACAAATACCTCTTGTAAAAAGTCGCTATTTAAAATATATTTACAATGAAGAACATACTTATGGAATAAATGCTATTGTTGCTATTGGATCATATGGTGGATATAATGTTGAAGATTCTATATTATTTAATGAAGCATCTATTAGGCGCGGAATGTTTAACACTACTTATTTTAATATGTATGAAGCACGCGAAGAAAGCACAAAAGTGGCTGGAACAAATGTAGATTCTAAATTTATGAATATTGAATCTAAAACAGTATTTGGTAAAAAACCTGGGTATGATTATTCTTATTTAGATGACCATGGATTGATTAGAGAAAATACGCCATTGGATGATAAAAAAGTAGTAATTGGAAAAGTTACAAATAATATAAGCAATCCAGATACATTTATAGATGCCTCCATAACCCCCAAAAAAGGACAATTGGGTTATGTAGATAAAGCATTTGTTACTGAAGGCGAAGAAGGATTTAGAATTGCTAAAGTCAGAATAAGAGAAGAAAGAACACCTGCACAGGGTGATAAATTTTGTAGTAGATGCGGTCAGAAAGGAACGGTTGGACTAATAATTCCGGAAGAAAATATGCCATTTACTGCTGAAGGAATAAGACCCGATTTAATAATAAATCCTCATGCACTTCCAAGTCGTATGACTATTGGTCAATTGGTAGAAACATTAATGGGGAAAGCATGCGCACATTATGGTGGATTTGGAGATTGTACAGCATTTGTAAATAAAGGTCCAAAACATACATTATTTGGAACATTATTAAGAAATATAGGATATAGTTCTACAGGAAATGAAATAATGTATAGTGGAGAATCAGGGGAACAAATAGGAATGGAATTTTTTATTGGACCTTGTTACTATTTGCGTCTTAAACACATGGTTAAAGATAAAATAAATTATCGCGCACAAGGTCCAAGAACAGCACTAACACGACAAACAGTTCAAGGTCGTGCAAATGATGGTGGACTACGTATAGGTGAAATGGAGCGTGATAGCATTATTTCTCATGGAGCAACAGCATTTTTAAAAGAATCTATGTTAATAAGAGGCGATGATTATTATGTGGCAATATGTAATACTACAGGAACTATAGCTATTTATAATGAATCCAAGAATATTTTTATTAGTCCTTTTGCTGATGGACCTCTTAAATTTAGTGAAAATTTTGAAAATTCTATGAACTTAGAAGTTATTTCAAAATATGGAAAATCATTTAGTATAGTTCGTGTTCCTTATTGTTTTAAATTATTAATACAAGAACTACAAGTTATGAATATTCAAATGCGTATTATTACAGAAGATAATATAGAACAATTAACTTCTATGAATTATGCTAAAACAATAGAAAATTTTAAATTAACAAAATTATCAGAAAAAGAACAGCTAGAATTTTCTAAGAAATATGATAAACAGTTAATAAATGTAGAAATACAAGATAAAACAACAGAGCAAATTATAAAAGCAGACGAAGCAGAAACCAAAGAACAAGGTGAGGAAAGCGACGACGAAGGACTTAGTCAAGTAACAATTGATTCTATTAAACGTGCCGAAGAAGAATTTGAAAAATATCAAGATCTTGATGATTTTGACAGTGAAGAAAAATCATCTATTAGTATTGGTGATGAGGTAAATAATGATGAATTAGGAATTGAAAATTTAACTAGTCAAAAAAGTGAAGTTGATAAACCAAATGAAAGCAGTCCAAAAAGTGTAAAAATAAACGAATCAAAAAATGAAGACATTTTAGAAATACAAGAATTACCAATTGAAGATGAAAGTAAAGATGTAAGAAAAGATGTAAGTAAAGATGAAAGTAAAGATGAAAGTAAAGATGAAAGTAAAGAAATATCTTTACTAAAATTATCAACAATCACTTCAGATGGCGAAGACATTAAAGAAGAATCTAATTCAAGTAATAGTATACAAAAGAAAACTATTAAAATAGATCAGCAATAAATAATAATTTATTATAATTTATTTTATAATTTATTTTATAATTTATTTTATAATTGATATAAATTAAAAATAATAAAACTATTATATTATTATAACTTAATTATGACTAATAGTAATAGTTTTATTATTAGTATTTATAATTCACGTAGAAATTTATTAGAAATTTTAAATGAGCGAGGATTTAATATTGAAAAATATTCATATTTTGGTATTACAGAAATTGGAATTTTAATAGAAAATAATCAATTAGATATGTTATTGGAAAATGAAGCGACAAAAAAAAAAATTTATGTAAAGTATTATATTACTAAAGTTATAAAGCCTCAAAATATTTATGACATTGTTGAAGACTTATTTCATTTAGAATCTATTTTAGAAAAAAAGGATGATTTAATGGTAATTATAAAAGATGAACCAAATGATACAATGTTAGAAAATATCAAAGATATTTGGGTATCAGAAAATATTTATATAAGCTTAATAAATATTAAAAGATTACAATTTAATATTTTAAAACATGTATTGGTTCCTAAACATACAATTTTAACGCATAGCGAAAAAGATTTATTTATGAAAAAATATAATATTTTTGACAAATCACAAATTCCTGATATTTCATATTTTAGTCCAGTATCAATTGTAATGGGAATTAGACCAGACGATGTTGTAAAAATTGAACGAAATAGTCGCACATCAATTCAAGCCGATTATTATAGAATTTGTAAATTATAGAATTTATAAATTATATTAAAATTATATAAATTATTTTATAAATTATATAGTAATATAATAGTTTATAATGAATGTTGATAATTATTTTGAGTATGAAGGATGTTATCAAAAACCAACATCAGTTACTGACATAAGTTTTCGAACTTATTTAAATAATGATTTTTATAAATCGAATGTTTCAAGCGTTAAGGAATGTGAAATTCAATCTTTAAGAAATAATAGCAGTTTTTTTTTAGTAAATGATATATTTAATACATTAAATAATACTAATACAAATTGCTATATTCCAAAAATAAATAATACAAATACTTCTTTTTTTGGAAATGACTCGGTAATTGCTATGTCAAAGCAATTATTTGATAAAATGTTTTTCCCTTATAATAAACAAGTCGGGATGGATATATGTAATACTTTAATGTATAATCAAAATGAGCTCCCTGAAAATAAGAAATGTTTTAGATATGATGTTGACAATCAAGTATATACACCAATCAATAAATATGCATATTACAAAAAACCTATAATAAATGAAACAAATATTCGACTTATGGCTACTCTTGATACTCCACAATATTATAGAGATGAAATAACAAGATTAAATTTAAAATTATATGAAGAATTACTTAGAATTAACATTAATAATTTTGAAAATAGTGGTTCTTTACCTTCTACTTTTAAAACTTATATATGTAATCCTATTAAAACAAATGAAGATTTATTAGATGCGCAATTAGTTATATTAAATACAAATTATGACAACCTATATGATTGTTTAGATAAAATAATTAATGATTTATCGTCGATTAGTCATTTAAATAGTTTTGATGATGAGACAATAAAATCAATAAATTTAAACATCGCTTATAAATCAAACGAATTAAATAACTTATTCACTTCTGGTGGCGGAAATAACGGAAGATTAGATGATACAACTTTATTAACTCAATTCAAAATAGTAGAAAATAGTATATTATTATTACTTATTATTAGTGCTATATTTTTTTTTACTAAAAATAAGAAGGTTGTTTAAGCAAAATTCGGTTGATTATAATATTCTTAATATTATAATCAAATAAAATATATTATAATATTAAGAATATTTAATATTATGGCAAATGAAAATAAAATCATATTTTATTCTGAAGAATTAAATGAAGATATTTATCAAAATAATAAATTATTAAATTCCAAAAAAATCATTTTAGAAAATAGTGAAAAAGAAGAAATAAATGAAATAAATGAAAATTCATATAATACAATAGTTGACTCTAAAGACTATTTAGGATGTATTAATAATAGTTGCAGCACTATTAAAGAAGATTGCACTAAAGAAAAAAATAATTCGAACACTATTGATATTAATACTGTAAACAATAGTACAACCGATAATATATCTAAATCAAATATAGAAGGCAATATAAATAATTATATTTCAAAATTAATTGATTTTTTATTTATATTATTATTAGTAGGATTATTAATTGTTATAATATATAAAAAAAACTCTTTATATTTGCTATATGTTTTAGGAATAACTTTACTATATATTTTTATCAAGTTTATAATCTTATCAAGTTTATAATCTTATCAAGTTTATAAAAAATTTTCATAACAACTACAATTTTATTTAATTTTTAATAATATATTATATTCAAATTACAAATTAAATAAAATATATTAAAATATTAAGTATATTATGAAAAGTAAAAATACATTTACTAATAATTTTAACATAAATATTAACAAAAATTTTAAAAACAATAAATACATCAATATTGTTATTATTACATTAATAATAGGATTTAGTATATATTTATTATATTTTAATGATAGAATATATGTTCAAGATACTATTACGAATAGTTTAAACGAAAATAATAACGACCAAGATTCTCTTATTGAAAATTTCGACACTGATAAATATGTAGATGTATGTAAGAATAGAAACACACATTTTTATAATGTAAATCCTACTCTAACAGAAGCAACAAATATAGATACTTGCGAAAAACGTTGCACTGACACTAGTTGCCATATTTTTACATTTAAAGATAGTAGATGCTATAATTATACAGGAACATTAGGTGACTCAAAAATTGATAATAATAAAAGTTCTTCAAATCGTATTGGAATAAATTGTTATTCAAAAATATTCCCTACTAATAATTCATATAATACAGGACCTTATAATGGTTCTGGTTATATAAACAAAAATTATTTTCAAAATAATAAAAGTAATTTACGATATATAGACCCATATTTAGAAGAAAGTGTAAATATTATAAGAGATTTAAGTAGTATAGATAACAGTAGAAATCAATTAGCTAGTTTAGATCCATTATCTACAACTTTTAATGCTAATTATAATGCTTTAAGAAGACCAATAAGTGATGCAACCGAAAATCTTTTTAGAAAATTTACTACTATGAATACGGAAATATTTGATATTCCCAGTGATAACAGTAGAAATATATTGTATACAGATATATTTGGACCTAATGTAAGTAATACTATTTTAGTACCAGCAATAAGTCCCACCGAAGACTATTTAAATGGAAAAGATAATATCACTAAAAAATCTGACGACTTAAGTGGATTTTTAGATGCAACATCAAAAAATAACATATCAAATAATCTTCGTTATATAATTCTAACAATTATAATGGTTATAACTGTAATAATATTAATTTTATATAAATCATCAAATTTTATAAATGAAAAAATACTAATAGTATACATAGTTATAATTACATTTCTGGTATTATTTATAAGACATCATTTAAAATTATGAGCTATATTTTTATGTAATGTTATATGTTATAACAATATATAAAATATAAGTTTATATAAAATATAAATTTATATATATAATGTTATATATTGATCCTTTAGGAAATAAAATAGAATTAACTAATTATAGTAATAAAATAAATAATTTAAGAAAAAATAATATATTGAACAATGCAAGACTAGAAGATATAGAGAAAAGATATGCTTCAAATAAAATAACTTTCATAATTTACTCTGTATTTGCATGTATTTTTATAATAATGTTTTTATTTTTTCTTAAAAAATTAAATAGGTAATGTGAAAGATATTTATATATTTATAAATTTATAAAATATATAAATATATAAATATTATAATGACAAATATAGAAGGATATAGCGAATCTGTTATATTGCAAAAATTATTTAATGAAAATGATTCCGCAATTTTAGATAATTTAGAAACTTCACTTATAAATAACAAACAATTAATAGATGATACCTCAAGTTTATTAAATAATATTGGAACAGATCCTAAAAGTATGATTAAGCTAAAAGCAGAACAAAAACGATTAGAATCATCATTATCTAGTATGTTGAATACTAGAACATCACTTATGAATCAAAAAATAGACTTGCAAAACCGAGAAGTATTAATAGGTGGAAAAAATGCAAGTTTAGAAACATGGATTCAAAATCATCCTTTTGAGATGTGGAATTATGCTAATAAAATTAACAAACTAGAAGTACATTATACAAATTTTGGAATCATGGGTATACGAATTTTATATCGTAGGCAAGGGGATTTTGCAATTGTAGGAGTAGTAACTAGTACTGATAATTCAATAGCAACATCAATTGAAATTGTTAATTTTCCAGACGATGAATGGTTAGTTCAAATTCAAATTACAAATTCAAGTACGGATACGATCGGTTCTACTTTATGTAAAAGCATTAGTTTTTACACAAGTAAAAATCCAGTGGGAACACCGCCTAAAATAACTATTCCAGCATCATCAACAACCAATGTTATGAATAACAAAAAATTTTATGTGGATGGGACAGCACGAACTTGGTTACAGCATAAGACTAATGCAGAAACACAAGGAGCAACATTGGCTTGTTTTGAAACTAGAGAAGAAATAGAGAAAATGTTAACAGGATTAGGAAATGATAGATATAAATATGGTTCTTTTTACATTGGTTTATATCATCCAAATGCATTAATAACAAATAACAATTTCGGAGGTGGAAAACCTTACAATGTAGCATCAAATAAAAGTAGCAATTGGAAATGGGTTGATAATACACCATATAATCCAAATACTACAAATTGGAATGGAGGAGAACCAAATAATTGGGGCCCTGGTGAAAATGTTGCTCAAATGTACTCAAATGGAAGAATAAATGATTTAACAAAAACCAACCGACTATCTGCTATTTATCAAAAAAAATTAGTAAATACAGAATCTCAAATAATTAGAAAAAATGGACAACATATTACATATTTTAACATAAAACCTTTGTCAGGAACATATGATTCTATTACAAGTCCTGATATTCTTCAAAAAAATAATGCTGAATCTGCTGTTAAAAATACTAAAGAATCTGTTGCCCAATTAGATAAATCTGCTAAAACATTAGACAGAAGTTTAGAGGATGTAAATAATGCTATAGCAAGAATTACCCCTAGTATTGACCATATTAAAAGAAAAATAAATTTACATAATCAATTAAATGCTGAAGGAGAAAAATATTTAAAAAAAAACGCTAATATTGCTCCTTTTACTAATATAAGCGATAAGTTATTTTCTGGATATATGTTAAATACTATGAAAGAAGGATTTAAAGAGGGAACTGCTAATCGAGAAGGGAACGGCCTTCAAGATGCAAGTGAACTGCTCGCACAGGCAACAGCAACTTATACCGGAGAGGTATTAACTGATATAAATTCATTAAGAACAACAGAAAATGACAAAGCTCTTAGTGAATATATTATAAAAAAAGATAATATTTTTACTAATATTCTAACAGATCATATGTTAAATGATAAAAAAGACAGCGTGATTGGAGATGTTTATAATAAAATTGATCAACAAAATAAAGATAAAATGCGCAAAATAGAAATAAATACATATTACGATAAAGCATATAAAGAATACACAAATATATTAATAATTATTATATTTGCTTGCATACTACTTGTTCCTATTGTTATTGCTAATAAAAAAGCAATGTTACCTAATAATATTACTAATATTTTGGTTGTAGTTATTATATTTATAACAATTATTTTAATTAGTACTAAATTTATTGATATATATACGAGAGATAATAAAGATTTTGATAAGATAGACATTCCTTATGATAGAGAAGCAGCACTTTTACAGAAGAGCGGCACAATAACTAAAAAGAGAAATTTATTATCATCATTTTCTCTTACATGTATTGGAGCAGATTGTTGCCCCGACCCTTCATCAGGAATGGTTTTTGACCCTGTAAAAAACAGATGTGTAGCAAGTGAAACTTACACTGATTATTTTAATGAACCTGTTGGAAACTATTTAGATGAAACTTTAAATGGATATTTAGATGTTCTTTTAGGTAAATCTAATCAATCAAGTTCTTATTCGTTAGTTCAACCATTTTCATTAATGACAAAAGAAAAGATGATTGGTTCATCATTAAATGAAAGCACTGCAGATGTTATGACTAGATTATCAAAAAAAAAAATATTGGACAAAAATATTTAACAAAAATATTTATTATTTAATATTAATTATTTAATATTATATAATATATTAGATTATATTAGTTAACATTTTAATATGGGAAATAAAGGATCAAAGGCAACACAGTCTAATAATGGACCATGTGGTGAATGTGATTGTAAAAGTGAAGTTCCAAGAGTAATAGCTGCTTGTAATAATGCAGGTAAAGCGGCAGTAACAAATACTTTAGAAGAAACAGTTTCTAGTTTATTGGGAAAAGAAAATGCAGATTTTATTATGAAAGAATATACAAATGCTATTGGTAGTAAAAGAAATAAAAAGTGGGTTGAAGATTATAATAAAATAAAAGAAACTGTTAATAATTACGAAGGATTTATTGAAGGTAACGAAGAATGTGTTCCGTGCGATTGTATAGAAGCTGCTAATGAAGTCATTAAAAGTTGCCAAAGTTCTACACAAAGAATACCAGGTGCTATTAATAATTTAGTAAAAAATGATATACAAGCAGGTACCAAGAAATTAACATCTTCTCTTATTAATGAGACTAATGGTAATAAACTAATCAATAGTGACTGGAAAGATATATTTTATTCTGATATAAAAATAAACAATACACTTCGAGAAGGCAATACACTTCGAGAGGGCAATGCAAACATGAATTCAGGAGTATATACATTCACAAGAGATGCTTTAGCTTCTAGGCATGATACGTTTAAAGATACTGAAACATTTAAAGCTGATTGTGAACTTAATGCTTTTGGTTCGATAATTAATTTTATAACTGAAGAAAAAGGCATTTTAGACTCTTTATACAATTATTATTTAACATTTATTAAAGATTACGATTCATTATATTTACACAGAGAAGCATTTTCAAAAACTATACACAATAAATTAGATGAATTAAAAAAAATACAAGGGAAAATAGATAAGTATAAAACAACATTACATGTAGATAATAGAAAAAATCTATATCAAAGTAATAATTATGATTTTTATACCAATATTCGGTTTTATATGTTACTTGTTTATTATAGTGTTATTATTATATATTTAATATTTTCTAAGTTTTTTAGTGAAAAACAATATACAAATAAATTATTAATGTTGTTATTAGTCATATATTTAATTACACCTATAATATTAGAACACATAATTAATTTTGTATACGAAGGATACATATATTTTTTAGAATATAATAATCTAAAAGAAGATACAAAAAGTTATGAAGATATTATAAATATAAATTAATATATATATATAACATAATTTATATAAAATGTCGGATGCAAATGAAAAACAACAAATTAATAATTTACAATTATTATTTCCTTTTTTGGAAGAAAACACTCTTAGAGAAAATTTATTTAAAAATAATTACAATTATATAAAAACAGTTATATCTATTATGTGTCCAGTCAATAAAGAAATAGCATTAGCAGATCCAATTCTAGGTCTAGAACCAAGTCCAGTTATAAGTCCAGGTCTAGATTCAATTCCAGGTCCAGATCCAATTCTAGGTCTAGAACCAAGTCCAGTTATAAGTCCAGGTCTAGAACCAATTCCAAGAGCAGATCCAATTCCAGATACAGATCCAATTCCAGATACAGAACCAATTCCAGATATAAGTCCAGGTCCAGAACCACTTTCAATGAGAGATGTATATGAAATGGCGCGCACAGATAATGTTCCCTTAATATTAACATTTAACGATTTTATAAAATCAGATACTTGGCGCGATAAACCCAAATTATGGCAAAATAAAATATTACGTTTATTTGGTAGTGAGGGTGATAAATGGATTGTCTTAAATCCTCGTGGTGATGGTTATTGTGGTTTATATTCTCTTACTATTGATTATAATAATAAATTGAAAGATACAGATAAAGTTAACTTATCGGTAAGAAATAAGGAGCAAATACATGATAAATTAATAGAAGGAATTGTAAATTATTTTCAGGTACGAAAAAATCATTTAGAAAATCACATTGAGTTACCAAACAGTTTACATGACAATAATATCACTATATATTTTGGTGAAAAACAACACAAAATTGATGAACATGGTGGCATAATCAGTCATGATAAAGATGGTCGTCGAATCCTGGAAGATTATAATATGTTAGCATTTAATGAAGATAATATAGCAAGTGAAGAAAGTAAAAGAATATTCAAACAAGAGTTAATAGAAGAATTACGTAATGCGGACACTATGCCTATTGAAATTCTTAGATTTTTAGGATATGCCTATAAACGTAGTTTTATTAGTTTATCTTTTGATGATAAAACTGGAAATCCCGAAGAGTCCGCAACAATTATATGGGAGCCTTGTTATAGTGATATGACTGTAGTTAATGGTAAAGTTTCTTACCCATATGTTGATATCAAAAACTATACATCAATATTATTATGTGTTGGAGCGCACTATTTTTTAATAGAAAACAATGATATTAATAAAAAAAAACAATTTATAGAGACAGTTATACAATCTTCTAATGATGAATGGCAATCGCAGCGTATTACGCAACTAACTATACAAGATGGGGTCATAAAACGAATTACAAGAGGTGGTTTTAAAAAATTACAAAAGCAAACAACTATAACATATAAAAATAAATTGAGGAACTCAAGATTTACAACAAATATGAAGAAACATAAATTGAGGAAACCAAAATATTCAATAAAAAATATAAAACAACCAAAGAAGACAAGAAAAAATATTAAAACATAAGTAATTTTATTGAAATATAATATTTTATTTTCTATGTAAACAAAATATTATTCAAAATATTATACAAGATATTATTCTTCATTAGTATTATCATTATCACTATCCTCCTCATAATTAATCTCAACATTATACCACTTGCCTCTATTACATTTACCATATTGTTTATTCATATAATCAGTAATTTCTTTACCATTTGGTATATTATTTCTTCCATATTGCATAATATACCATTTCTTGAATTCTTCCATAATCTCAGTCTTTTTAATTGATTTATCACGTTTGCGAGACACTTTCTCTTTAGCGAACTCGGTTAAATAATCTTGACCTTCGCGATATTTATCACTAACTGATGTGACAATCTTAACATCATTAACTATACCTTCTGTTTCGTATACTATATTAACAAGCATAGATGCTAAAACAGGTGCCCAAGATGTAAATTTTTCATCTATTTTTTTATCAATTAAATATTGATACGGAAAATTTGATTTGGGAAATTTGTCTTCATTTTCATATGGTGCTTCATTAAATTTAGACATGAAATCACAAATCCGAATTCTTCGCCAAGTGCCGTCATCGTTTGTATTAATATCAAACAAGACGTTTGTACATACAACTAATTTAAATTGTGGTGTGAAAGTAACGCTATCTTTGAATAAAGCACGACCTTGAATAGGATCACCACCTGTAATTTCTTTCATAATACCTTCATTAATAGTATCTCCTTTACTTGGTTCTTGCATTACAGCATAACGAACTCCCATTAAAGCAACAATTTCAGGCGATGTTGAACCAATACAATTGCGCGATTGTGTAATCAATGTAATTGGAACTGTAGCTTTATAGTCTCCCAAACATCTACTCATTAATTCAACTAATTTTGATTTACCATTACAACCACTGCCTGTATATATATTAAATGTATGATTGTCGTTTGTTCCAATAAGTGTTGATGCTAAATGCTCCCACATATAGCGTCGTAATTGGTCATCTGGAAATAATTCATCCATAAATTTATTTATTTCTTTAATAATAGAATCATAGTTATTATTAATACTTGATTTATAAGAACTAGTTAAAATTTTATAAGGAATATAATCAATATTTGTTGATTTGGAAATGTAATCATCTGGTTTACCTTTTCTATGTGTTTTAGATTTAAAATCAATAACAAAATTATTAAAGCATAATAAATAAACATTGGAATCTAACTTATTCATAAATTCTTTATCATAAAATAATTCCTTGGCTTCTCTCATAATATTATTTTTCCAACTAGTAGTTTTTAACAAAATACATATATCTCCCAATTTAAGAGAACGTGTTTTCAAATTTTCAGTATTTTCATCATTATTCTCTTTTTTTGTAATAACTTCAATTAATTCATGTGATTTTGCACAATAAATATCATGCATCTTTTTAGATATTAATAATCGAAGTGTGCTCCCTGAATCAATTTCATTCCATTTATGATTTTTATATTCATACCACTGATTATTTTTAATGCTAACACATACGAACTGGTCTTTAAATAATTGATACAATACTACTGCTAAGTCAAATTCAGCAACCTTATCTTTTAGAATCATTGTTTGTAATGTTTGTTCAATATAATATGATATTGTTTCATTTCTAATTTTTTTATATTCAACTAAATTATCTGTTTTTGCCCAAAACATAATTGAGCGATTTGTCAGACCATCATTATTTTTAACATCAAAACTTTTCCACTTAGCATACATATTTTGAACCTCCGAAAATTTAAATGACGCGTCTTGAGAACTGAACTTAACCCATGTCAAGAAGAGTTTTTCGTGGGTATTTTTTAATGCCCATCCTACACGAATCCATTTATTATATGACCCATTAGCATAATATATATCTGGTAAAATCATAGTAAATTGGTGTGTTTCTTTAATTTCATATTCTGTGCAGGCAATTTCATCAATAAAGCATTCAATCAAATTATCTAGTGTTGCCATAGTATCTATTTTGGAGAAATCATACATCTCGAGATCAATCTTATTGCTAATAAGATTTACTTTTTGTTTATGCTCACGATTATTTAACTCTTTTTTTTCAATTTCTATTTTTTCAAGAATAGACGTATTATTTGTAAGTTCAAAAGATTGATGATTCTTATAACGCGCACTCATCAATGGTAAATGTTCTTTGATATTAATTTTTGAAATATTGCATTCTTTAAAATTCCATATTTCTTCTTCATTATCATAAGTTATTTCAAATAAATTAACCAAACTATATGCCTTATGTTGAGGTTTTCGTGAACCATATATTTGCCAATTAACAAATCCTTTTGTTATTCCTTCATCAAATACATCTTCATAATTGTTTGTAATTGGAATATTATCCCATATTCCTTTTATTTCACTAATTACCATTTTACGCAATACGCATTGATGAGATTTGTGCATTTTAATACAAAACACAATATGAATACCGTCTTTTGTTTTATCTTCCATAATATTTACATCTGGTTTTTCATATACATAAACATTAATTTTAGACCCATTTGGAATTTCATATAATAAATTTAATTTATTAGCATATAAAGCAATTAAATCAATCAAATGGTCTTTGTTATGTTGCCTCGATTTAATTGAAGTTTCATAACGCAAATCAATATCAACCAATAAAGGACCATCGTCTATTAATTGTTTCTCGGTTAAATATTCTTTATTTTTTTCGACAAATACATGTTGATAATATTTATCCCAAAATTCGCTCAAATTTGGGATGTTATAACTGGACCCAAAAATATTTAATTCTTTATTACCTATTTTTGTATGTGTTATAATTGTCCCTTTTTCTCCTCTTAAAGATTTTAAGTATTCATCCCATTTGGATGAAGTAAGTGTATTAGAATTTATAGTATTTGACATTGTTGTATAATAATATATATAATATATATTTATTTCAATTTTATAATATTTTATTTTATGTTATTTTATAATATTTTTGAAATCTAATTAAAAATATATTATTATTATTAATATGAAATATGAGTTTAAATAAAACTACTATAAAAAGAATAGCAAATGATGTTAAATATATTTTAAATAATGAGCACTCTTTAAGTTTAGAAAATATATATTATAAACACGATGAAGAAAATATATTGAAAGGATATGCTTTAATAATTGGAGAAAAAAATACGCCTTACGGTTATGGTTATTATTTTTTTGAATTAAATTTTCCAGACAATTATCCGTTTTCACCACCAATTGTGCGTTATTTAACAAATGATGGTTATACACGCTTTAATCCAAATTTATATACTAATGGAAAAGTATGTTTATCTGTATTAAATACTTGGCCTGGTGAAGGTTGGACGTCATGTCAAACTATTAATTCTATACTATTAACATTATCTATTGTATTATGTGAGAATCCACTCTTAAATGAACCCGGTGTTCAAAAAAACAATAATGATGCCATTGAAAAATATAATTATTTAGTAACATATAAAAATATTGAATTTTCAATATGTAAAATTATAAATTATATACATAATTATGATACAAATACGTGCTCTAATAAAGATGATATACTAATTATGCATAAATTTAAAAATATTATATATGAAACATTTATGACTAATAAAAATAATATTATTGAATATCTTAATGCTAATAAAATTAAGTATGCAAAATATATTGATGGAATTGAAAATAATGAAGAACGTGAATTAACTATTCAAAAAAAGAAAAAAATCTTTATTCAAATGTATAATTTAACATTTTATTTAGAATATGAAAAACTTTATAATTTAGTATTGGAAATTAATATTAATGAAAAATAATATTAATGAAAAATAATATTATTATGTAAAATTGATAATATAAAAATAATATAACAATTATAAATATATATATATAATTATTATGGATTTTTGTTCTAATTGTGATAATATGTATTATATTAAATTAGAAAATGAGGAATGTGACAAAATTGTTTATTATTGTAGAAATTGTGGCAATGTCGATGATCAACTTATAAATGTAAGTAAATGTATTTTAAAAGAAAATATCAATAAATCTGAAGATAAATATAATGTTCATATTAATAAATTTACAAAATTAGATATTACTTTACCACGTATTAATTATATTAAATGTCCAAATGAAACTTGCGAGTCAAATAGTGCAGAATTTGATTCTACAAAAAAAGAAATCATATTTATTCGTTATGATGATACTGCTATGAAATATTTATATTTATGTAGTCATTGTGATTTTGTTTGGAAAACAAATTAAATATTGAAATGTTAAATAATGAAATGTTAAATAATGAAATGTTAAATAATGATTTAATCAAATATTAAAAATTATAATTGATATAAATAGTTTTTTTTATATAATTATAATTTAATTTATAATATGGACGAAGCAGAAGAAGAAGTGTTAAGTGAAAATGATGATAACCAAAGTGATAAAACTAGTAATGCTAGTACTGATGAAGAAATTTTAAGTGAAGATGATGAATTAGATGAAGAAATTAAAATAGATGAACCAGAATTAGATGAAACTAATGAAAAAATAAATGTATTTGATAACGTTAAAAATAGTTATACAAAATATGATTATGAGCTAGAAGATTTAGGAGAAAATGATTTTTATAAGTTTAATACAGAGTTAAAAAAAAATCATACATTGAATTATCATAATGAATGTTTATATAAAAATTTTAATGAAATAAAAGAATTGAGTAAAATTACGCGCAATAAAGATGGAATTATTGTAGATGAATTACATAAAACCATGCCATTATTGACAAAATATGAAAAAACTAAAATATTAGGAATGCGCGTTAAGCAATTAAATAGTGGTTCTAATTCATATGTAACTTCTAATGAAAAGATAATTGATAATTATTTAATTGCACAAATGGAACTAGAGCAAAAAAAATTACCTTTTATAATTCAAAGGCCTTTGCCGAATAATAATTTTGAGTATTGGAAATTACAAGATTTAGATTTATTATAACCTTAATTAGTGTTTGCTTTTATAAGTTTAACGTTTGAATCGATTTCCACAATCTAAACATGTTACAAATGTAGTCATTGGTTCATCTGCACTTCGTGTTTGTAATTGATAATATGTGCATTTCTTAGATTTACATTTACCACAAACAAAATTATCAGTAGATGCCTCTATTTTTGGTGTATATTTATTTTCATCTTTAATTTTCTTTTCTTCAAGTAATACTGACCATAGGTCTGGTCGTAATTCTTGATGACTCATATAAACAAACTCGTGTGCTTTTAATGATTTAGACAACAGTCTCTCTAATACTTCCTTATTTTTAAAGTTTAATATTAGAGTGCGCAACTTTTGTATATATATTACAACAAACGATTCATTAGACCATTTCTTAATAATTTTTTTATCCTCACTTATATCTAAAGAATAATTATATATACCTTTTTCTAAATTCTCACTAATTTTTTGATCTTGTATTATATTATACAATTGTTTTACAACATTTGCTCGGAAATTTTCAGGATCATTTACTTTTCTATTAAATTTACTCATAATATTAATAACTAATTTATTAATAATATTATCAGTTTTTTATTTAAATTATATTATATTTTTATTTATTAATATCACAACTTGTGTCAATTTCTTCATCGTCTGAATAACTATATAATTCATAACTTAACTCTGAATTAAATTCAAAATTTTCCTCATTTTCTGAATTTTCATTATGTAATAATTTACTTAATAATTCATTTGTTTTATTAACATCACTAGTTAAATTTATAACATCATTATTTTCATTATTATCATTACTATTATCATCTTTGCTAATTTCTATAGTTTCTTTTAAATCAAAAAATTTATTAAAAATATCAGTGTCCAGATTAATAAATTGCTCCTTGTTTCTTAAAAAAAATATACATTTATTATTTACATTTAATTTTATAGAATAAGCAGTTAAAATATTATGCTGATTGTAGTTTTTAATATTAGTATCTTCTTTAGACCATAGTTCAATATGTTTTTCATCAAAATTCCAAGTGTAAATTTTTTTAAAATTTATAGAAGTCTTATAACCGCATTTTTTATAGATATTTTCTTCAGTAACATTCTTTACTTTTAGAAGTTTAAAACTTGTATTTTTTAATGTAATACAAGATAACATTTATTAATTATTAATAGTTAATAAATATATAATATATTGTTTAAGTTTTTATAAAATATATAATAAGTTGTAATTAAATAATAAGTTGTAATTAAATATTAATTTTTTAATTAATATACAAATCAAATGGTTATATATATTGTAAAATGGACTTTTATATATGTTATACTAATTTTTTTATTACATAATTTATATTTATTTTTTCAAAACAATTTGACCTCTACAATAATTAAAGATTATTATAATACATACAATAATGATGTAAATAATAATACGCAAATAAATACTATTAAAACTAGAAAAACCACTTTGCTTTCAAATAAATTGCAAATTGGGAGCACAGGTTTAGAAGAACTAAATAAGTATTATGGATCAACTAATAATGGATTAATTAACAATGAGTTTACTAATAATGAATTTACTAATAATGAATTTACTAATACTAATAATGGATTAACCAATGATATGAAATCTGAACTCAATGATTTTTTTAATAAATTAAAACTATAAACTATAAACTATAAACTATTTATATTAAAAATTGAAAAATTTATTTAAATAATTGTTGTGTAAGTAATTTATTATGTTAGCAAAAAATAACTATTACAAAGAAAAAAAGACAGAAACTTCTTGCTTAAGTAAATTTAATGATTTTAAATTTATTGCAAACAAATTCCCATTAGCTAATTATATAAATAGTCTTAATAATACTAAATATTTTAATATATCTAATTTATTACCTAATGCTGAGTATTATATTTTAAAACCTAAAGGACGAAAATCTTATTTGTGGTTTACATATTATAAAAAAGATTTATTATGTTTATTATTATTTATAAATAGTAAAAATTTGGAGGACGAATCAAATGAATTTTATAAATTTAATATCAATTATGATAATACATTATGTTATAATAATGTATTATTACTTGGAACATATTTTTACAAATATAGTATAAAAAATGCGCATAATAGCAAAAGTTATAAGTGTAATAGTATGTATCATTATTTTATACTCGAGAACGTAGTTAATTATAATATATTTAATAATATATTGAATACATATTCGTTTAATAGTTTCATATTTAAATTAAATATATGTAAAAATGTTTTACAATATATAGTAAATAGTTATTTAAGTATATATTTAGGAATAATTTTAGATAATTACGATGATATATTCAAAATAATATATAAATTGGACTATGAAATATATTCTATTTCTTGCTATAATAGTAATAAATATTTAGGAAATTTCATTATAACTAATAAGTTATTACATAATAATGAAAAAAATTATGGTTATAACTTTAAAGTTACCGCGTGTATAACACAAGATATATATAATTTATTTATTTTAGAAAATAATAAAGAAACTTTTTATGACTATGCGTTAATAGATAGTTATAAAACAAGCGTTTTCATGAATAATTTATTTAGAAAAATAAAAGAAAATAAAAATCTTGATTTATTAGAAGAAAGTGATTCTGAAGAAGAATTTGAAAACATATATTTAGAAAAATATGTTGATTTAAATAAATCATATATTATTGAATGTGTTTATAATAAAAAATTTAAAAAATGGATTCCGAAGAATTTAGCAAAAAATAATTATATAGTTGATAAAAATAAAATTAATTTAATTGTCCATAAAAATAAAATATATTTATAGTATATAAAAATGATATCGATATTAGACGGTTTGATTGTTCAAGAAGGTGGAAAGCAGCAACAGCAACATATGGGTGGAAGACGGCGCAGAAGCAGAGGCACAAGAAGAAGAAGAAGAGGTGGCAGACGCACACGCAGACATTAAATTACTCAAAATTAGTCTTTACTAAACATATAAGGTAAAGTTTATGATTGTATTATTTTATTTTTTATCGAATAAAATAATATATTATAACTATATAGACATAATTATGCAAGGAGGATTCAGATATAAAGGGTCATATACTCGAAAAAAAAGAAGAGCAGCAGGAAAAAAATATAAAAAATCACAACGAGTTAAATATAGATGATACGCAATATAATTTAATTATTATAATTAAATTATTATAATTTAATTAAACATTTAGAATCACATAGCATATCAGTTTGTATTGTATTATTTGAGAGATTAGTTTTATTGTTTTTACGTGGTTTGAATAATAAATAGTTCCAAAAATTTAGGCTATTGTTCTTGTTTAAGTCTTGTTTACTTTCATAATTAATAATATCAGATATTATTTCTTCCTCAATTGCCAAAACTGCTTTTTTTTCATCCTTTATTTTGTCTTGGTTGAGAGATTTTAAATACTTAATATATTCATTATATTTTTCTTCGTTTGTGCGGATTATTTTATAATTTTTTTCATTATAAAATGCTCGTCTTTTAGTAAATTGATTTAAAAATACATCATGGTTATCTATTAAATCTATTATTAAAGGATTTGTATGTTTTTCTCTCAAAATTCTGCCTACTGCTTGAATAATATCTGATTTTGGACTTGCTAAAAATAAACTTGTTAAAGATTTTATATCTAATGCTTCGGCTGCCATGCTAAATGTTGCTAATATTATTTTCTTAGATTCGCTCTTTTTTAAGTCTTCTTCTTTCATTCCTCCAATATAATATCCCACAGAAGCAAAATTTTTATAAAGTATTGCTGTATATAAATAATTTAATAAATTTTTGGTTTGTGCTAAGACAATAAATTGCTGATCTGGGTTTATAAACATTTCACTTTCTAAAATACGTACAATGAAATCACTGCGCAAATTAAAGTTAGATATTTTGCTAACCATTGTGCTATATTTTATTTGTCCTCTAAAATCACGCTCAACTTCATTATATTCATTGTCTTGCACAATAAAGTCAATTGCTTTTACTAAAACATTATCTTGAGAACTATTTTTAGAATGTTTATAACATATATCACCCAAATACATTTTAAAGACATTTGTTAATCCATCTTTTCTTTCCATAGTAGCACTTAATCCGAGTCCATATAGTGTATTACATTTTTTTAGACAATTACTAAATACTTCACTTGACATATGATGACATTCGTCATATAAACTTAGACCAAAACTATCAAATAATGATTCATGATAATTTTTCATACTAACACTTTGTATCATTGCTATAACAATTTCTTTATTTTCTATATCAACTATTTGACCTTGTATTGTTCCAATACGAGCGCCAGGTAAATATTCCTCAATTCTCTCTATCCATTGATTTTTAAGGAATGTTTTGTGAACAAAAATTATAGTTTTTTTTTTTAGAACTTCTATAATTTTAAGACCTAATACTGTTTTACCTGCGCCAGTCCATAATTCAATTAATGCTGTTCCGTTGCCTTTATTTATATTATCAGGCGTTCCAAAATCTATTGCTTTTAAGTATTCATTTAAAACTTTTGTTTGATAATCTCTTAATAGTCCATTAAAAGTTAAATTTATAGATTCTCCAAATGTAATTTTTAATAATTTAGGATAACCAAACATTTTAATACCCCAATATCTTGGAACGTATATTTTTTTTTCTGATTCTTGATAAATTGGAAATGACTTTGCTTCAGCATAAGAATTTTGAGTAAAAGGTTTAACTGTTAATTCATTTTTAATAAATTCTATTATTTTAGGAGTCAAACAGATTTTATATATTGTATATCCTTTATTTCCTAAATAACTATTTAATCCATTTTTTTTTAATATTTCTATAAGTTGCAGCAATTCCATATATGTATCTCTATTTTTAGGGCTAATTTTTTTTATCATCATATTAAATTTATAAAGTAGATTATTGTATTTGTTTAACAAATTTTATCAATTTAATATTTTAATATTTTAATATTTTAATATTTTAATATTTTAATATTTTAATATTTTAATATAATATTATAATATAATGGATTCTGCAAATAGTATATCCAATAATTTTAAAAAATTAAAAAATATGACTGGTTATGAAATAATTTTTGTAGCAGCTATCTTATTGTATTTAGTAAGTAATGTTTCTACTCCATATGAGTTTGCACCATATATAAATAATATATACACATATTTATCTCTTATTGCTATTGTGGTGTTATTATTTTTAAACACTAATCCGTTAATTGCTTTATTTTTTGTAATAGCAGCAATAGTATTCATAACACGTTCAAGTAAAGTAGATCATAAAGTAATGACATCAAGCAGTTATAATAAATCGCAAAATATGATAAAATTAAATAATAATACAGCAGAAACTTCATTGGAAGAAGAATTAATAGGTGATATTCAAAAACACCCAGATAATATTATAAATACTAATAGTTATCATCCAGTGTCTTGCGAGACACATAACGCTTCCGATATCTAAAGGTATGAATTTAAGTGAACTTAATCTTTGTATAAGCATAATTTTTAGCAGCTTGTATTTTTTCAGGAGCTATAAAAGTTATAAAATGTCCTATAAAATATATTATAGCAAGAATTAATATACTAAGTAATAATTGAACTCCTACATTATTAAATAATGCTTCTGTTGTAAAAAAAGTGCTACCTTCTGTAAGCACAGAATTCACACTATTTAAATTTGCTCCTGCCGCACTAGCAGATGGTTCTTCAATAACATCACCTTTCTCATTTACGGGGTTACATTTTATATATAGGTTGTCTTTTTTTGTATTTAACGAATTCATTAAATAATTAGTATCATTATAAATTTCTGTAAATTTTGATACTGCTACTGGATTGTCTAATTTAAATAGTTCAATAAAATTTTGATTTTTTAATAAATCGCTTAATTTATAATTACTACTTATACTTGCGTTTTGATATTTATTTGCATAATATGCTGCTACACTTTTACCCGAGCGATCAACATTATTATAATCATTAATTCTAATGTATTCTGAACTATTATTACCATATTTACGCTTTATAAATTCCATAAACTGTAACCACTCATTTGTAGTAAGTTCTTCACTTGTAGTCATGTTATATATATTATTTAATTATTTTTAATTTTAATTTTAATTTTAATTTTAATTTTAATTTTAATTTTAATTTAATAGTTATTTTTTATTATTATTATTATAATATTATAATAATAATTATATGCCATTTGAAAGAGAAAAGGCAATACTGGTTTTAAAAATATATATAAGAGTATTATTGTATGTAAAAAATAGTTATACTACATATAACAAGAAGCAAAATATAGGCACCTTTTTAGATTATTTAACTAATTTGGTTTCCACAAATAAAAGAAACCATTATGATTTAACATCTAATGATTATAAATCATTGGATGTCACTTATCTAGAAACTATTGTTAATAAACATCTATTATCATTAGGAGAACAAGATAATGGTGCAAATGATATGGATGATGATTGTGCTAGTCAAAGCAGTGCTCCTCCACCTCCAAATCCTGCTGCTGCTGCTGCTGCTGGTGCTCCTCCGCCACCACCTCCTCCTCATGCTGTTCCTCCACCTCCACCTCCATATCCTGCTGCTGCTGCTGGTGCTGCTGCTGGTGCTCCTCCACCTCCACATCCTGCTGCTGCTGCTGCTGGTGCTCCTCCACCTCCTCCTCATGCTGCTACTGCTGCTGTTGCTCCACCAGTTCTTCCATATATTTCACTTATTACAGTTCCTCCAGCTCTTAGTGCTGCTAGTGTTAAATTAACAAAAGGAAAACGTCCTCACTACATATTTGATGATTATTATACGCAATTGCTAAACTGGCAAGATTGGAATAATATAGAATCTGATTTCACACAAGAAGGTACTATAGCGATGTATAATAAATTGAAAGCCTGTACATCAGACACAAATAATGAACATTATGATAGATGTCTTACTATAATTGAGCAATTAGAAGAAAATCCAAATATTATAGCATACTTAGAAAAAGGAACACCAGCAGGAGGACCAGCAAGAGCAGCAGAACCAGGAGCAACAGCAGGACCATCATCAACAGCAGGACCAGCAACAGCAGGACCAGCAACTAGAGGACAAGAAAGAAAAAACTCTTATTATATAGTTGATCACAATATACTAGATTATGAGAAATTATGTGAATACATTCGTAATTTTGATAATAATCTTATAGATAATGACATCAAAGAGATGATTCTAGCTTATCCGACTCAAATGGAAAAAATAATAACATATTATTTTAGGAGTCTGAAATTATATTATTCATTTTGGTTTCAAATCTTACCTACTCCAGATATGAGAAATCAAATGGCAAATGATGCAATATTGATTCATTTTAGTGCATCTAAGGAACGAACACTAAGATATGAGTATCTAACATCAACAGCCTTATTAAATATATTACAAGGAGCCATAATGAGAAAAATTTTACAAAATTACCACCCTCCAAGACCAGAATATGATATATGGTATAATAAGACATCTAAAATCGGTATTATTAACTATTTATTAGAATTACTTGTAGCAATAAGAAAAAATTCTGATGCGTCTTTAGAATCAATATTTAAAATTATGCAAACAAATAAGATAGCTCGTATAGATGCGCGTGGCAACCCAATATATGAAGTTATTGATTTAACACAAGAAGAAGAAACTAGTTTACGTGGAAATATAAAGACAAATTATAACTACGATTCTAGTAAAGATTCTAGATATATATTATCGATTGTATTAGATAATATAATAACAGACTTGGTAAATATAGAAAAAAACATTACACAACCAACACCAGGTTTATATACAGATCAAAAGCAATTACCTATACCAAAAAAAGTCCAATTTGATAGAGATACAGAACCCAAAAAAGATACAATTCGACCAAAATTATCAGAAGACGAGGGTGCAGGAGTTGGATTTCATTTACCACCAGGAGCAAAAATAGCAAGAAAATCTTCCGACCAAGGACTCGTGCTTTTAGGTAAATAAAATAATACCATAAATATAGAATCAATTATGAGTAATTACAAAATAATTTTTATTTTAAAAATTGATATTTATTTTAAAATAAAGAGATATAGACAAATTAACAATAATATTTAATAGTTAATAATTATTAAAATGGACAAATTCAAATCTTTTAGATTATATGATTATAATGTGTATGATGGTACTAGCAAGTATACACAAGAAAAGAATAAATATTCACAAGATACATTAGATCATTATAAAGACAATAAAAAATTTATTATTCAAGCATTTGGTATTAATGATTCTAACAGAACCGCATCAATATTAATAGAAGATTTTTATCCATTCTTCTACATAATGGTAGACGAGGTATGGAACGAACAAAGAAATGCCTTATTTATGACACATTTAAAAAAAAAGGTGGGTTATTATTACGAAGATAGTATGGTAAATTACAAACTTGTTAAAAGACAAAAATTATATGGATTTAATAATAAAAAATTACATAATTTTATTAAAATTTCATTTACAAACAATAATGCTTATAATAAAGTAAAAAAATTATTTTACACAGACACAAATGATAAATACACAGGATTTGAAAGAACACTAAACAATGAAGGATATATATATAGCGATGAATATGGAACAACTAATTGCTATTTATATGAAGCCGATATTCCCCCATTATTAAAATTCTTTCATAAAAAACAAATTAATCCAAGTGGATGGATAAAAATACCATCTAATAAAGTAATAAAAATTAGTAATAAAACAACGCATTGTGCTTATGAATATTCAGTAAAATATGATGATATTTATTCATATAAAGAAAAAGAAAATTTAGTTAAATATAATATTTGCAGTTTTGATATTGAAGCAAGTAGTAGTCATGGTGATTTTCCTATTCCTATAAAAAATTACAAAAAATTAGCCACCAATATACTTGAAAATTATAATTCATCTTCGAATGAATATAAAGAAAGTTATGATATTAGCATGTTAAAGCAAGAAATATTAAGTGCTTTTGAATTAGTAAATAATAAACAAACTTATATTGCAAAAGTGTATCCAAAAAATAAAAAACTAGATGCTTTCAATATAGAGAATTTAATTGATAATTTATCAAATTATATTCCAGCAAATTTTAAAAAAAAAATCTCAGAAGAGTTTGTAGAGTTAAATGATTCTGAAACAGAAGAAGAAGACGATGAAGATAATGATGATGATGAGGGCAATGATTCAAACTCAGAATTAAATCAAGAATCAAATACTAATATTTTTAAGCGTAAAAAGAAAGTAAAATTATATAATAAAAAGAACGCTACATTAATAGAATTAATCAAAGATGATAAATGTGAATATAACACAAAACTATATGAATTAACAGAAGCATTTACTAATACTGGTTTTCCTGAATTAGAAGGTGACATTATTACTTTTATTGGGTTAAGTTTTATTAATTATACAGAAGCAAAACCATATAAGCGAATAATTATTGTTAAGGGAGGATGTAAAATTCCAGACAAATATTTATTATGGGTGCAAGAAAATAATGTAATTGTATTAGAACGCAACACTGAAAAAGAGGTTCTGTTAACATTTACTAAACTAATTATTAGTGAAAATCCACATATTATCACAGGTTATAATATTACAGGATTTGACTTTGAATTCATGTATAATAGGTCAAAAGAATTAAATTGTGTAAATGAATTTCTCAAATTATCGCGAAACAAAGACGAAATTTGTATTTCAAAAGATTGGCGTACCAATATTGAAAATATTGAAACAAATAAAATTATTTTGGCAAGTGGAGAATATAATTTAAAATTTATTAAAATGCCAGGTAGGATTATTATAGACATGTGTGTTATTTTTAGAAAAGAATTTACACTAAGTTCAAATAAATTAGATTTCACATCAAGTTATTTTATAAGTGATAGTGTTAATAGTATTAGTATTGATGTAGAAAATAACACTACTAAAATTTATAGCAAAAATTTGACTGGCATTTCGGTTGGTAGTTTTATTAAATTTGACGAATTAGGATTTAGCAGTAATTTATACAAAAAAGGCAAAAAATTTGAAATTAGTGAAATAAATAATGATGAACATTCGTTTGTTATTAATAGTATTGAAGAATTAGATTTGGCAAACTACAAATATAGTTGGGGTCTAGCAAAAGACGATGTTTCTCCTCAAGAAATATTTTCCTTAGCAAATGGTTCCGATTATGACAGATGGACTGTTGGTAAATATTGTCTTGCTGATTGTGATAATGTTATTTGGTTATTATTGAAAGTGGATGTAATAACCGATAAAGTTGAAATGTCTAATTTATGTGATGTTCCGCTAAGTTTCTTATTATTACGAGGTCAAGGAATTAAATTACATAGTTATATTTCTAAAAAATGCGGCGAAAAAAATACATTAATGCCTGTAGTAAAAAAACAGAAAACAGGAGATGGGTATGAAGGCGCTCATGTTTTTACACCAAAAACAGGGATTTATTTAGAAGATCCTGTAGCATGTGTTGATTATAGTTCTCTGTATCCATCTTCTATTATTTCTGAAAATCTATCACACGACAGTAAAGTATGGACAAAAGAATATGATTTAAGTAATACACTTATTAAAGAAACCGGAGAAAAAGATGAGGATAATAATTTTAAATATGACAATCTATATAATTTGGGTTATAATTATGTAGATGTAAAATATGATACATATCATTATAAAAGACTTACACCCAAAGCAGCTGCTAAAAAAGTAATCATGGGTTATAAAATTTGCAGATTTGCGCAATTTCCAGAAGGCAAAGCAATTATGCCTTCTATTTTAGAAGAATTGCTTGCCGCACGAAAAGCAACTCGAAAACTTATTTTATCAGAAACAGATGACTTTATGAAAAATGTGTTAGATAAGCGGCAATTGAGTATTAAAGTAACTGCAAATTCATTATATGGTCAAATGGGTGCAATAACTAGTGCTTTTTATGAATCTGATGTTGCTGCCTCGACTACTGCTATTGGTCGTAAATTATTATTTTATGGTCGAACAATTATTGAGGAATGCTATAACGATATAGTTATTAAAGTTAAAGACGGTTCAACATTAAGAGTCAAAGCAGAATGTGTATATGGCGATACAGATTCCGTGTTTTTCAAATTCAATTTGCGCGATTCAGAAACAAATGAAAAAATATTGAATAAGCAAGCATTAATATATACTATTGAATTAGCCAAGCAAGCAGGTGAATTAGCAAGTTCCTTCTTGAAAAAACCACATGATTTAGAATATGAAAAAACATTTTATCCGTGGATATTATTATCTAAAAAGCGTTATGTTGGTATTTTATATGAATCTAATCCGGATAAAGGAAAAATGAAATATATGGGTATTGTATTAAAGCGCAGAGACAATGCGCCTATTGTAAAAGACATTTATGGCGGTATTGTAAATATTATTATGCAAGAAAAAAGTATGGTTAAATCAATCAAGTTCTTAAATGAATGTATAGAAAAATTGGTAGCTGGTAATTATGTAATAGATAAACTATTAGTAACTAAATCATTAAGGGGTTATTATAAGAATCCAAAACAAATTGCACATAAAGTATTGGCAGAGCGTATTGGATTGCGAGATTCTGGTAATAAACCAGCATCTGGAGACCGGATTTATTATGCTTATATTAAAAATACTAATAAAAAAGCACTTCAAGGTGAAAAAATAGAAACACCTGATTATATTAAACAAAATAAACTGGAACTTGATTATAGTCATTATATTACTAATCAAATAATGAAACCATTATTGCAATTATTTGCTTTAAATTTGGAAAATATGAGTGAATTTAAAAAAAAGCGAGGAATAACATTACAATCATGGCATAATGAATTAACTAAATTGCGCGAAAAATGGGTCGAACCAGAAAAATATGAGAAAAAAGTAGAAGAGTTAAAATGTAAAGAAGTTAAGAGTTTATTATTTGATAAATATTTAAAAGACTGTAAATAAAGTTAATATTATTCATTATTCATTATTTTTATTATTCATATAAATATAATGGTAAATAATATAACATATAAAAATCTAAAAACATATTCTTATAATTTTAATAAAAAAAAAACAAATAAAGTTCTTAAAAATGTAAATACAAAATCTCATTTCAAAAATTTAATACTTAAAAGTGATTATCAACAAAATAAAAAGCAAGTATTTAAAAAAATAATAAATGTTGAAGCAAATATAACAGACCAAAAAGATAGTGGTCGTTGTTGGTTATTTGCATTTTTAAATATAATACGTTTCAAAATGATACAAAAATATAATTTATTACCTAGTTTTGAATTTTCTCAAAATTATTTGTTTTTTTATGACAAATTAGAGAAAGCTAATTATTATTTAAATTTTATATTAGAAAATTATTCTGTTGATTTAGAAACATTAGAATATACTACTGAAACATTAAAATCAGTCCATATGTTACAAAATCTAACGGATGATGGTGGTCATTGGAATGTTTTTGTAAATTTAATTGAGAAATACGGTATTATACCGAAATCAAACATGGATGAAGATTTTCATAGTGCTAATTCAAAAGAATTAGAAACATTTTATGATGATTTCTTACGAAAATGTGGACATAAAATAAAAACAACATCTAAAAATGAACTAGCTAAAAATAAAGAGAGACTATTGGATGAAATGTTATCTGAATGTTATAAAATACTGGTTTTGTTTTTAGGGGAACCACCTAGCACAATAACTTGGGAATATTATGAAAAAAATAACAAAAATACTAAAACGCAATCTTTGAAAGCAAAATCTATAGCAAATATTACTCCATTAGAGTTTTATAAAAATTATGTTCCATATAATGCAAAAGATAAAATATGTTTAATTAATTATCCTTGTAAGCACGTCCCTTTTTATAAACTGTATAATGTAGACATGACGTTTAATATAGTTGATACTAATCAGCAAAATTTTATAAATGTTCCAATAAATATAATGATTGATGCTGTTAAAAAATCGATAGACAATGAGGAAGCAGTTTGGGTTGGAATAGATTTTGATAAATATATTTCATTAAAAGATGGATTTTTAGACAAGGATGGTTTTGATTATGAGGATGTATTTGGTTTTACTAATTATATGAAAAAATGTGATGCTTTAAATTATAGGCAAAGTGGTCCAACTCATGCTGTAATTATAAAAGGATATAATTTTGAGAATTCAAAAACAAATGGATTTTTGGTAGAAAATTCATGGGGAGAAAAGAGCGGATTTAAAGGTAATTATTATATGGCAAACTCATGGTTTGAAGATTATACATATGAAGTTGTTGTAGATAAAAAATGCGTTTCCCCAAAGATTCTAAGTATATTAAACCAAAAACCTGTTATTTTGCCTTATTGGAGTCCATTTAGCGTTGTATTATCAGGAGGTAGATAGGATATAACTTATTTAAGACTATAATTTTTTAAATAATAAATATAAAATATTATTTAAAAATTTAACTAGTGATTATAGTAATACTATTATTATTTAATATGGAGATTTTAACAAACGCCATTAATATTCTTAATATTAATATAAATAATACAAATGAAGAATGTATGATATGTAGAGATGAATTACAATGTAGTCAGTGCTATACTTTACCCGAATGTAATCATACTTATCATACTCATTGTTTAGTTTCTTGGTTTAGAAATGGAGATTCGCGTTGTCCATATTGCGGAAATAAAGGTGTTAATAATACAAATAATGATACTTTACGTAATGTAAGAGGCAAATATTTTACTACAATATATGAAAAACAAATGTTAGCAGATATAAAAAAATACATTTATCTGAAAAAAAACGATACTATTAAAAGATGTCTTGAAACACGTAAGCAATTTGAAAAAATTAAAGTATTAGAAGAAAATTATAAGATTGAAACACAGAAGTTGAGAGAATTACAACAATCACTCAAAGAAACACCTGCTATATATAGTGACGCTAAAAAAAATATAATGTGTTATAGAAGTAAAAAATGGAAAATAAGTAGACAAATTAGACAAGAATATTTGAAAATTATAAATATTAGCTATATTATTCCTTTAATAATACCGATGAGTGTATCAATATAATCTTAGCGTAAGAATAATCCAAATTCATAACTATTATTATCACTTCTAGTATTAGTATGTGAATTATTATCTAAATCTTCATTTTCCGAACTCCTTCTATTTGTTAACAAAGTTTCAATGTGTAAAGCTAAATAAAATCGGAATTCATTACTATATAAAAATAATTTTTTATTATTATCAGGATTTATATAACTAATAATACTAGAATTTGTTAAAATATTATATCTACATATTGGACAGGTTTGATGTTGTGTTAACCAATTTTTAATTGCTTGATTTTTGAATATATGACCACAATTTTTAATTATTGTTACTTGATCATTATTTGTAAATTCTTCTTGTGTTATTGGGCAAGTATCGTTTAATGGAACTGCAATACAAGAATAATTTATTTTTGCCGTACATATTTTAACAAGCGCTTTCATGTTTATAATAGATAATTTCTCATAGTCTTCCAAAGTATAATTTAATAAATACGCATTTTGTGTATTTGTATTTGTATTTGTATTTGTATTTGTATTTGTATTTGTATTTGTATTTGTATTTGTATAATTATTATATAAATAATAATTGTTTAGTAATATAGTCATTATATTGTTATTGGCATTATTCAAATAGTTAATACTATTATTATAAGAACTAATGTAATTATTAGTAGTAATCAAAATATTATGTAAAAATATTTCATTAGCATTCATATTATCTATATTATCCATATTAGTAATTAGTAATGTTATAATACATTTAAATATATTAATATTAATATATTTAAATGTATTGTAATAACTAATCTAGTATAAAATATGTCACAAATTGATTATAATTTTTTGCTCTCAAATAATTTATTAACTAAATATGATAATAGAGGATTATCTGGATTATGTAATTTAGGAAATACTTGTTATATAAATTCTTGTCTACAAATTTTATCACAATGTTATGAATTACATGAAGTTATTAATATTATAAATAATAATATATCAAATAATAAGATAATAAATAATAATACTTTGATTTTACAAGAATGGCAAAGTTTAAAAGAGTTAATGTGGTCAAAAAATTGTGTAATTAGTCCAAATAGATTTTTAAATGCTATTCATCATGTATCAACAATTAAAAATTGCGAATTATTCACTGGTTATGCACAAAATGATTTGCCAGAATTTCTAATTTTTTTATTTGATTGTTTTCATGAGGCACTAGAGAGAAAGGTAGATATTAGAATAAATGGCAGGTCGGAAAATAATATAGATGAACTAGCAAAAAAATGTTATGAAATGATTAAAAATATATATTCTAATAATTATTCCGAAATGATAGATCTTTTTTATGGAATACATGTATCATTAATTATATCAAACAATGAATCTAATGAAATTATGAGTATTACTCCTGAACCGTTTAGCATTATTAATTTACCTATACCATATAGTAGCAATAGTAATCAAGAGTTTAGTATTTATGATTGTTTTAATTTATATACACAATTAGAAATGTTAGAAGGTGATAATGCATGGTTTAATGAAAACACAAATACTAAACAAAATGTAAAAAAATGTATTAAATTTTGGAGTTTACCAAATATATTAATAGTAGATTTTAAAAGATTTAATAATGCCAATAAAAAATTAAATAATATAATTAGAACTCCATTATTAGGAGTCGATTTAAGTAATTATGTTATTGGTTATAATAAAGATAAATACATATATGAATTATTTGGAATATGTAATCATAATGGAGAATGTTTAGGTGGTCATTATACTGCTTATGTTAAAAATTCAAATCAAAAATGGTATCATTTTAATGATACAAATGTTAATGAAATTAACGAATCACAATTAATAACTTCAAAAGGTTATTGTTATTTTTATAGAAAAGTATTGTAAAAAAATAATTTGATTAGTCTCCTTATAATATTATATTATTAATATATAATATTATGTCATTATTTAATAATATAACGCAGGATTTTTATGATAATTTAAATAATTTAGGCAGTAATCCTTTTGTATTAGTAGTGCTAATAATTATTATTATTGTTTACTATATAATATTTTCATTTTTAGGAAAATCATGGGATGGTGATAATGACGAACCATCAAGCACATTTGTAATATTTGAAGCATTATTATGGGGGTTATTTATTCTTTTAATTTTTGTAAATGGTTTATCTTATTTCTTTAATATTGATGTTATTACAGAAGTTAAAAATATATTTTCGCCGGAACCAGAAATTAATATTAAAACAACAACTAATCAATCGAGTGTTCCAACAGACAAGAATGAAGTTTATCATGTTCCAGGAAATAGATTTACATATCATGACGCAAAAGCAGTATGTAAAGCATTTGATGGAGAAGTTGCAAGTTATAATCAAATAAATGATGCTAATAAAAAAGGAGCAAGTTGGTGTAGTTATGGTTGGACCAAGGATCAGTTAGGACTTTATCCTACAAGTCAAAGCGATTGGACAAAATTGCAAGAAAAAGAGGGTCATAAATATGACTGTGGATTACCAGGTATAAATGGTGGATATGTTCCAAATCCTCATACCAAATTAGGTGCTAATTGCTATGGAGTAAAACCAAAACAAAGTGAATTAGAAAAAGAATATCTAAATAAAGAATTATATCCAAAAACAATTAAAGAACAATTATTTGAAGAACGTGTCAAATATTGGAAAGATAGAATAAGTAATATATTGATAAGTCCATTTAATAATACTAGTTGGTTTAAAGTTGAGTAAGCCGTATTATTTTAACTTATATTTTTCGTGTTAATTTTTTATCTCTCTTGTGTTTTTTTTTTGTTTGTTTTTTTTTTGAACTATCAATTGCGCTATAAAATTTAGTAAACATTTTATCACTTATTACATTTTTATCTGTAATGTTGTCTAAATTAAAAATATAGTCATTTTTGTTATGTCTTTTTGATGAATTATTTAAATCTTCAAAATTAAAACCTGGTAATAATGCTAAATTTGTGAGTTGTTTATTTTTTTTATCTAAAGCATCTATAAATTTTAACATTTTATAATATTTTTATATATATTTATATATAAATATATATAAATTCAAATAATATATTCAAATAATATATTCAAATAATATATATATAAATGAATTTACAACCATTACCGTCATTACCACTATTTAAAATGGTAAATTTAGAAGATTTAAAACTATATAAAAAATATGATAAATATGATGATTATTTAAGAGAAACAAATAAAAGCTATTATGATAGTTTAGATAAACTTAAATTACAGGAAAAAAATGGCATTAGTGTTGATGAACAAATGGAAGATGCTATTCGTTTTTTTGCATCAAAAGGGGTAGGCGAATTGACCCAAATATTACAAAATTTTAATATAGAAGATGATATAAACAATGGTGTAAAACAATATTTTGGTTCACAATATAGTAGTATGAATGATAGTATGCGAAAAACAATAGCTAAGAATAAATTAACTAAGAATGAATTAACTAAGGATGATTTAGACTTAGACTTCAGTGAAATTATAGAAATATATGATAAATTAAAAACCCCTGACCCTGGCGATAGGTATAATAGAGATAATACATATATTTATAATACATTGAATGCATTTACAAAAACCACACCGTCTACAGATAAATTCTGTGTTTTTAGATGTTATCAAAAATTATTTAATGGAGTACCATTGTTTACCCCTGAAGGTGATTTGGTACCTTATATTTATTTAAATCAATTTACATCAACATCTATATTATTACGATTCAGTGATTATTGGTGTACTCCTCCTCCTATTAATACCTTTTCAAATTCAACAGACCCATACAGACCAAATATGGGAGATAATACTTTAATTTGTATAGAAATACCTGAAAGCACTCGAGGTATTTCTCTAATTAATTATGCTGGAATGATTCCAGATATGCTTATGTCTGATTATTCTGAATTTGAATATTTGCTTCCACCGGGTGGTTTTTTATCACTTACCAATCGAACATATCGCTACACTAGTATTACTAGAACAAATTTAAGAACCGCATTGAATATAGACCCAACGGAAAATGACCCATTTCCACATTTACCTATAACATTTGAGATTCCTGTTTATACGTATATGTCGAATGTTGCAAATAATCCTGATTATAAAACTATAACTTATAAAAAATACAGTTATATATTACCCAAAGTTAAAAATATGTTCTCAAGAGCTAGAGAATATATAAAAGACCGAATAAATGTTATTAAAACTAAGACTATGACTATGACTAAAACTAAGAAAGAAGACGATGTTCATTCTGATTACGTTGCATTTGAAGGAGGAAAAAGGAAACGAAAAAGGAAACAAACCAGAAAGAGAAAGAGTAGAATACAAAGTAGAAAGAGAAAGAGTAGAATACAAACTAGAAAGAGAAGCACTAGACAAAAAAAGAATAAAAATTAAAAAATTTTTATTTATAAGCACGTCTAATATTTGTAGTAATATTATGTATCCTCTTTGATTTAATAAATTCTATAAGTTCTTCTTTTATTGAAACTGAATTGTATGTTTCGAAAAATTCTTCAAAACATTGCTCTAAAAATTTAATACTTAAAGGGTTGGTTTGTTTTTGTTCAACAAAACTTAATTTTCCATCACTAATATTTATATTTGGATATTTAGCATTTTTTAAATCATAATAGGTAATAATGCTTTTTGTTAATTCGCTTTTTTCATCTCTTATTTTCATAATTTGACTGTTTAATTTTTTATGTTGGTTGTCTAAGACAACCCAATTTTTTATACTATCTTCAATATTCATTACTTAGTTAAATTTACTAATTTATATTTAATTACATTTATTATAATTTTTTTCAAAAAAAAAAAATTATAATTTTGTTAGTATTTATAACGTTTAATTTATAAGTTATAATTTAACGTCTGCCTCTAGATCTTGACGATCTTCTAGATCTTCTTGAACCTCTTCTTTTTGTTTTACCATAATAACCGTTTCTTCCTGTAAAACCATAACTTGCTCTTCCTTTTGCAAATTGAGTAGCACCAAGTAACGCAGTAGCGCCTAATACATCCATCATATAACCACCTCTTCCTTTTCTTCCTTTTGTTGTTCGCGATCTTCTTCTTCTGCGACCACCTACTACTTGTGGTGGCATCGACAAATCATCTGTATCTTGTTGGTGCTTGTTCATTCCTCCCATTGATTCGAAATTCATTTTTTTATATATTATAAAAAGATAAAAATTATTTTTTATAAATAATTTTTAAATTTTATTTAAATATCTAAAATACTCCTAAATTATATATTTTTAATTACATTTATTTAGACAACGATTGTTTTTTTAACTTATTGTTATATTGAACCAATAAAATTAAAACTCCTAAATGTAAAATAAAACTAGTAAATATAAAAAATAAAAAAAAACATAAATATATATGTATTTCTTTCAAAAAATAATCTAAAATTGGGTTTATTACATTTTGCAATTCTTTTTTTGTTTCTTCTGCTTTAAGAAAATTGATGCAATAATCTGCTAATGTTTTTTTACACACCATATTATTTATTACATTTTATTATTTATTACATTTTATTATTTATTACATTTTTGCGTGGAAATATTAATTCCTTTTTCTAATACTTAATATAAATTACTAAATGAATACATTAATTTATGATATTACAGATAATTTTAATTTTAATAATTTAAAAGTTGAAAATCCTGCTTTAATAAACGCAAATAATTATTTTAGCAAAATATATAATAATAACAGTAATAAAAATTTTTATATTAAACTTCCTAAATGTAAAACAAAAAATGGAATTATTAATTCCAATAATAAATGCTTTTGCGAACTAGAATTTAATAGTAATGAAAAAATAGTTGCCGAATTTTTTGAAAATCTAGAAGAATTTTGTGTAAAAGAAATATGCCATAATAAAGCATTGTGGTTTTATGATTCTGATAATATAACAAATGATGATATTCAAGAATATATTACTCCTATTATGAGGTCATATAAGGGCGGCAAAAAGTTTTTATTAAAAACAAACATAAAACAAGATAAGATTATTGTTTATGATGAAAATGAAAAAAAAATAAATATTGCAGATTATGATGTCAATAATGAATTAATACCGTTATTAAATATAAATGGTATTAAATTTTCAAAATCAACTTTTATAATTGATATTCTTTTAGTACAATTTATGGTATTATATCCATATGATAGTTTTGAAAATCAGATACTAATTAAATTAAATAAGCAAGAATTTAATTCAAACACACGATACGGTGAAGACAAACAAGACAGTGAAGATAAACAAGACAGTGAAGATAAACAAGACTGTGAAGATAAACAACACGGTGAAGATAAACAACACGGTGAAGATAAACAACACGGTGAAGATAAACAAGACAGTGAAGATAAACAAGACAGTGAAGATAATTTAGAAATATATATTTCAAAAACAAATAAAATAGATAATTTAGAATTATCAAAAAAAATCCTAACGAACGATTCAAAAGAAATTATCTCTGGTGGTGTAGAAAATAAAATTACACAATTTAACAATTGTCCTAATAAAAATAATTCTTTCAAATATTTAATCAATAGTTTAGAAACAATCGAATGTAATAAAGATGGTTCTATTGAATTAAATAATTTAGATACTATTGCTGAAAATACAGAACCTATTGAATTAAAAACACATGAGACAATATATTTAGAATTATATAAAAAAGCCAAGCGAAAAGCAAAAGAAATAAGAAAAAATGCAATTGAAGCTTTTTTAGAAGCAAAAAATATTAAAATGAAATATAATTTAAATACAATTCTTGATGATTCGTCCAGCGATGAAGAGAATGAATTATTAAATCTAAATTAGTATTCTTGTATATTTTTAATTGTTTGTTTTTTCTCTCATAATTATTTTTTATATTTTAATGTTTTTTATGTTTTTTTTGTTTTTTATGTTTTACAATTTTTAATGTTAATGTTAATATTTAATTAATTAAATATTATTGAAAATTTTTTATTGTATATTTTATATAAAATGACAGTTGTGAAGAAGTTTACAAAAGGACTTAGACCGGAATACATTTTTGTAATTATTGCTTTAGTTGTTGTTGGTTTAGCTTTCTATAATTATTCTTCAGAAAAAAATATGTTTCGATCACCAATGACTTCAGGTTCATCAAATTTAGGATTTTCAGACGGTCAAAATGGTGCTGCTTCAACTGGAACTGGTTATCAAGCATTTAATGATTCACAAAATACAAGTAATATGGCCGCTTCAGTATCGTCTGGAAGCGATGTAATAAATAGAGCAGCATCTAACCCCTCTGACTTATTGCCCAATGATACGAATAATTCATGGGCTAATTTAAATCCTGTTGGAAATGCTGATTTAAAAAATATAAATTTATTAAATCCTACACAATTAACAGGAATTAATACACAAGGTTCAAGTTTAAGAAACCCAAATTTGCAATTAAGATCTGAACCTCCAAATCCAAGAACGAATACTAATTGCCCATGGAATATTTCAACAATTGAAGGAGACCAATTTAGAAAAACATTAGAAATTGGTTCTTAGGTCAACATCGTAAATTTTTTTATACATTTATTAAATTTTGTAAATTTATTATAAAATTTAATATTAATGAATACAATATTTAACAACAATATTTTTAATATTGTTTTAGTAATATTTATTATAATAATTGCATCTAGATTATATTTTAGCAGTGATAGTTATAATTTAAGATGTATTATATCCGATGTTAATGGTAATAAATATTGTGTTCGCGATAGAAATAAATTAGAATTAGCAGCCGATAGATTGGCACATGTAAACAATAATTTAAATAAATTAGTAAATCATTTGTCAAAAAAGTATCCTGAAAAAGAGAATGTTAAACGGCTCGTAAATGGTTATAATCCTAAGAAAATATATGAAACTTTACCTACCAGTGAATTTACTGCATATAGTGAAAATAAAGGCGAAAAATTAGCGTTTTGTTTAGATACTGAAAAAAATAGTAAAGGGCGTTTAATTGATATGAATACACTAATGTATGTAGCATTACATGAGGTTAGTCATATTGCTACTAAATCAATTGGTCATAATGATGAATTTTGGAATAATTTCAAATTTATGATTACAGAAGCAAAAGAAATAAATATTTATAATCCAGTTGATTATAAAAAAGAACCAGCGCGCTATTGTGGTATGAATATAAGCGATAATCCTTATTATGATGTTAAATAATTCAACATAAGTATTTATATAAAATTATATAAATTTATAAACAATGTCATAAATATTATAATTTAGACTTGCATCTCTGGTTTTTATTATATTTTTACTGTAAAAATATAAATTGTATTTTTTTGTATAGTCTTCTAAATTAGGAAAATAACTATCACAATCGAACTCTTTTTCAATATAAGTAATTATTATTTCATTAATGTTAAAAATTCTATTGTTATTATTGTGATTAATTAAGAAGAGTTCGTATATTTGTTCCCCACCAATAATCCATACTTCATCATAGTTTTTTGATTTTACAAACTCTTCTAAATTTTGTAAAGTTTCAAATGTTTTAACAATATTATTATTGTTTAATTTATTAATAACGAGTGATTTAGACAAAATCAAGTTATCTCTATTTGCTAATCCATTAACATTATTTATACTTTCATATGTTTTTCGCCCCATAATAATAGCATTATTTTTATTTCCAATTGTTAATTTTTTAAATTTTGCCATATCTTCTTTAATATTCCATAATAGCATATTGTCTTTGCCTATACCATTATTTTTACAATAGGCAACAATAATATTTACAATCATATTTATATAAAATTAAACTCTTATATTTATATAAATGTCAAATATATTTAAATTTTATATTAATAATGCTAATCAATTTAGTAAAGTATACTTATTTATTAAAAATAAATATTTACCAAATCAATTATCTTTACCTGAATTACCTAGTATTCAAGAATTAAATACTAATTATAGCGAATCTTCTGTTTTCTTAAAAAGTAGTATATATGAAAAATATTTTAGAAATGATTTTAATGAAAACGATTTAATATATATAAATACATTTAACAGTAAACTTATTTTTGTTGATAATGTTATTAATATTGATGATACTATTGAAACAATAAAATTGAAATTTATTCAAAATATTAATGAGAGTATTGATGAAGATGAAAAAATTTGCTTTGAAGAAATTTATATGTATGGCCTGGCGCCATCAATATTAAATAAACTCGAAATGTTTAATAATTTAACAAACAATAATAAAATAGATTTAACACGAAAAATGTTAATAGACTATTTTAAAAATATTTATGAAGGTTCTACTATTTTAAGCAACTTAGAAATTAAAGAGCATTACAGTTATGATGATATTAATTATATTAATATTACAAACATTAATGAATATAAGTCAATAGGTCAAAGTTTTATAAAATATTATGCCAATTTTATTGTTAATCCTTATAATTACGAAAAGAGTCTAACAAAACAATCAAGCGATCTTATAACTATAAATAATTATAATATGTTATTTGAATACAATGTAGACAATACAATATATGTATGTTTGGCAAGTAATTTTTTTAAACTAGAAAATAACATAGAGGACGATGAACTATTAATTAAAATATATTTTAAATCATTATATGTAAAAAATATAATAAATATAAAAGATTTTTTTATACAAAAGACAGAATTACAAAAAAAAACGTATCAATTATTTAATAGTGAAAATTTTATCAATAAAAATGAATTTATATTTTTTTTAAAGACAATAGATGCTAAATCTAGTAGTTTAAAATATGAAAATACTGGAATAAAATATATTAATATAAATATTCATAGCACTATTAATTCGAATATTTCATTAGAAACAATATTCAAATTATTTAATAGCAGTGAATTATATCCATTTATTAAATATAATCCAGGTAAAAAATTAGAAAATTTATATCGTCTGTATTGTGATAAAACAAGTAATAAAAAAAAAATACCATTGCTTAGTAAGACATTAATATTAAAGTATGCAAAATTTTTAGGCAAAGCACACACAATAACATTTTATGTTAATTCCAAAGAAGAATTGTTCATAAATAATGTTAGTGAATTTATAATTGAATTAGAAGATAGTGGTATTATTAATCTAAAAATAGACTTTAAAAATATTATAAGTATTGAAAATATAAACATTTTGATTCGTAATAATGTGAATGCCATTATTAAATTTATTAAAAATTTAATAGTTAATAATAGTATTGAATTATTTGATAATTTACATGATAATAATATTGAAATAAATTCAATAAACTATGTTTCAAATATTAACATTAAAGGAAATCTTAGTTTAAAAAATATAAGTAATTGTATAAGTTTTTTATTCAATGTAATAACAAATGATACAAAAGAAATAATAATGCGTTATAAACACGTTTCAAATTTTAGTATAATGAACTCAGAAGAATCATTTATAATTGAACTTATTAAACAAAAATTTACAGAAAGTGAAATTGTAAGTAAATTAGAAGAAAATTATAAATTATCATATGAAGAATCAAGAGCAAAATTAATAAGTGTTGTCAACTCTTTAAATTTAGTTCAAAATACATTCAACTATAAAAAATTAATAATTAAAAACAATCCAGGATTTTTAACAACATTAAAAAAAACAACTTCAAGCAATCTCTCAATTATAATAGAAAATATTGACAATATTAATTATTTAAGAACCATAACTATTTATATTGATTCTATTGTTAAAATTTTATTAAATCAAATAACAGATCCTTTATTAGAAAAATTTATTAAAAATATGTGCAAAAAAGTTTTACCAAAAGAAGAACTTGAAGAAAAAAAAATAGATATTGCAGAAAGTGTAAAATCTACTGAAGTCATTAAAAATGTTGCTCATTTATTAGAAAATGACGACGAAGATGAAATAAGTTCAATGAATAATGATTTATTAAATATATTATTAGACGATGAAGATGATGATGATGATGATGATGATGATGATAAAGAAGATAATGAAGAAGAGGATGAAAATAACAAAGAAGATGAAGAAGCAGTTATTCACGATTCTGCGACATTAAATGAAAAAATAAATACAGGATCTCTTGAACAAGATGTTGAACAAGATGTTGAAGAAGATGTTGAACAAGATGTTCCACATAAGATTAATGAAGAATCTGTAAAAGAAAAATTTGCACATGATATAAAAGAAGACAATGAAGAAGGTTTTAAAGAATTTTCAGAAAAAAGTAATCCTATATTAAAACGATTAATAAATAAAGAACCAATATTATTTAGCACTGATAAAAACAAATTTTATACTGAATATTCCCGATTATGTCAAGCAAATATAAAAAAACAACCAGTCATATTAACACAAGAAGAAAAAGATAATATAGATGAAAAAGATAAAAAAAACGGAACGAAATCATATACTGAAAGTTATCCATATGGAACAAAAGAGGGAAACGTGTATCATTATATATGTCCCAGATATTGGGATTTAGAAAAAAATATTAGTTTATCACACGAAGAAGTAGTGAGTAAAAATTATGGAAAAGTTATTACAAAAAAAAATAAAGATGGAACTTATGATGGAAATATAATGGAATTTACAGATTCAAAACATCATCTTGATGAAAAAGGAAACTATATAAATCATGTCCCTGGTTTTTTAGATGAAAAACATAATAGAGATGGTTTTTGTTTGCCTTGTTGTTTTAATAACAAATTATGGAATAAACCACAACAAAAACAACGACGAGATAAATGTTTAAATTTGGATTATAAAATTAATACTGAAGAAAAAAAAGAATATTTTAATTACATTAAAGGACCAGAGAAATTTCCATTAGAAAAAGGTAAAATTGGGTTTCTTCCAATAAGTATTCAAAAATTATTACAATTTGATAATTTAGATTGTGTATCAACGCAAACTCCAAATCTACTAAAAACAAATCATAAATGCTTGCTGCGTTATGGAGTAGAAAATAGCAGCAATCAATCTTTTATTGGTTGTATTGCTGATTTATATGAGTCATTAATATTAAGAAATAAAAAATCTATAACCATTAATGAAATGAAAAATATTATTAAAACTAGTATAAGTATTGATACTTTTATAAAGTATAATAATGGTAATTTACCGCATATTTTTATTTCTAAAAATTTTAATGAGGTTATTGATACAATAACTATTAAAAAATATGAATCAAGTAAGTTATATCAGGAAGTTATAAAATCTTCAAGTACTAGTGATACGACTCCAAATAATGACAAAATAATTTTATTAAAAAAAATAATTAACAGTTTTGAAAATTTCTTAAGATATATAGAAAGCAATTTAACAATAGATTATACTTATTTATGGGATATTATTTGTAAAAGAAATCCACTACTTTTTCCAGATGGATTAAACTTAATTATATTAGATATTACAAGCGAAGATATAACAGATAATATTAAAATTATATGCCCTAAACAAAATTACAGTGATGAATTTTTAGATATAAAGAAAAAAAGTTTATTATTAATTAAAAAAGATGACTATTTTGAACCTATTTATTTAATAAATAATACAGTTAATAATTATGATTTTACAAAAGTATTTCCATTTACTAGCAATAAAGAAGATAGTGCACTTAAAAACTTCAAAATTATTTTAAATAACATTAGAAAAGCAATAAATATGAACTGTATTCGTAAAATAGATACAAAAAAATATAATAGCTCAATTTATAATTTTAAACCTAATATTTCATTAGATAATATAATTACTATTATATTAAAACTAAAATATGAAATTACTTATCAAATAATTGATTATAATAACAAAGTTATTGGAATAACAATAAGAAAAGAAAATGAAAAAAAATTTATCGAAAAAGGATTTATTCCGTGCTATCCTTCTGGATTATCTAGTAATTATGAAGAAATTTCATATAAACTAATAGACGAACTGGATACCGAGGATTATAATGATTATATTAATACTAAAGAATTATTGCAAAAAATATATAAACTAAGCGACTATAAAATTATATGTAAACCCGAATATAAAATTGAACAAGAAGGGGTAATAGTTGGCATCCTTACTTTGGGTAATCAATTTGTAAGATTGAGTAAACCAGAGCAAAATAACGATGATGATTTAATAACAATAGAGAATAAAGATTTTGTTTTTGTTGATAAAGAAATACAAACTAAATATTATAAAAATAATACTAGAGATGAGTTGATAACTAATATTAAATTGGAAACATTGTTTTATAATAATTTTAAAAATACTTTTAAAAAAATATTAAATATTAACATAAATAACAAAAAGAAGAATGAACTATTACGAATAATAAATAATAATTCAACATTATATTTAGATAAACTTTCAAATATTTATGACATATTGAAAAGAATGGGAAATAACTATATTATATTTTCAGAAGACATGAAACCTATGTTAGATAATATAAAATTATCTTCGTGTTTTGATGATGAAAAATGTCCCAGTATAATTTGTAAAAAAGTAAACGCTACTTGTTCACTAATAATACCTAAAAAAAATTTAATTAATAATGAAAATAATGAAGAACTATATTATACTCGTTTATCTGATGAATTTGTTAGATATAATAAATTTAGAAATTTTATTTTTGAAAACAGCAATGTATATAGTTATGGGTCGGTTGAATATAATATTTTAAATAATGAACTTTTATTGTTTCAATCATCATTAACCCAAGAATTTTTTAGGGACCTACCATATATCAATAAAGATAATAATTATGTTGATAAGTTTGATACATTTGATACATTAGGATATGAAAATACAGATAAAATGTTAAATTTACAAACTTATAAAAAAGAAAAAGGAGAAACAATAGTAATAGAAGTTTCAACCAATACAGATAAAGAAATTATGAAGCAAAATAAAATGTTTCAAGAAAATCCAGAAAAATTTAAAACAATTGATGAATTAAAACAAACTAAAGACGACGATGAAGATATTGAAGATGAAATTACATCAGAAGACGACGATGTAGAATTAGATAAAAATATAAAATTATTGACTGAGTATACAGATAAAAACCACTATTGTTCTTTCAGTAAAAATAAAATAACAGAGGATTTTAGGAAAAATTTTAAAACCACAATACATCAACTGAGATATTCATTGGATGATAAAATTTGTTCTTTTCAATTAATTTTAATAATAATTAAATATCACAATAAAGAGTATATTAACTTGACTATTCAAGAATTGAGAAAAAAACTAATCAGTTTATATAAAAATAATAGTAATTTTGATTCCTTATGTCATATTTTATTAAAAAATAATAAAAAAATAATTATTGAAAAAGTTATAAATGAAGAAATAACAATTGAAGAGTGCATATTGAGTAGTGAATATTATGTAACATATATTGATATATACTTAATATCAAAAGAGTATGACTTACCTATAATATTGTTATGTAATACTATTATTGATAGAACTATTACGGAAGAACATTATATCATATTTAATATAAATAGATTATCTAATAATTATTTTTTTATAAAAAATCGCACTCTATATGATAGAAAAAAAGTGCATAATTATAAATTAATTATTAATGCTTCAGATGTTATTTTTAATATAGATGATGATTTGCAAGATAGTTCTGAAGACTTACAAAATAAATTACAAAATGATATCGCTAATTTTAAAGATGTTCTTGGTAATTATATAGATAATTATGTTATAAATGATAAAAAACAAAAACCAGAAGTTGCAAATCCAAAAGTTGCTAAGCCAAAAGTTGCTAAGCCAAAAGTTGCTAAGTCAAAAGTTGCTAAGTCAAAAGTTGCTAAGTCAAAAGTTGCTATGCCAGAAGTTGCTATGCCAGAAGTTGCTATGCCAGAAGTTGCTGTGCCAGAAGTTGCTGTGCCAGAAGTTGCTGTGCCAGAAGTTGCTGTGCCAGAAGTTGCTGTGCCAGAAGTTGCCAACTCTGAGCAAACAAAAAAATCCAAACGTTGTCCAAATGGTACTCGCAAAAATAAAAAAACTGGATTGTGTGAAAAAATATGATAATATTTTTATAAATTTTATAATAAAAATTATTTATTATTATAATATTTGTTAATTTTGTAGAAGTAAATATTTAAAAATCTAATTCGTAATCATTACTTGTTCCATTATTGATATTTTTAATAGAAGCAACGCTTGATTCAATCAATAAACTATTTGTGCTGCACTCATTTGAAGTTTCACTGCTTATCTGATTTAATAATGATTGTTCATCACTATCATCATTGGGTTCTAATGTAGTTGATTGCGGTTTAATAGACATTAAGAAGTCATTATCGATCAACACTTTAAAGCAATTAGTTCCATAATATCCTTGCTGTCCGCACATAATATTTGCCGATACACCTTTCATATTATCTAACTCACCATGTTTTGCGGCTTTTAAAAACATTTCAGGTGTTTCTTCAAAAGAAGCTTTAGCAATAGCACCAATATCGTCATTGTTAATACCATGCCTAAAAATTGAAACCATCTTATCATTACAAGTCATTCTGTCTGCTAACATAATTAAATGATGGTAATTAATATATGTACTATCAAACTCGATAACCTCTGAAAATTCGTCAAATATACTTTGCCTAGCAGCCTCAATACCAAATGTATTATAAATTTCTATAATATGGTTTGAAATAGTTCTTGTTTTATCTACAAAATCAAGGGCCAAAATATCTAATAAATTACTACCTACCGTATCTAAAACCCATAAATCTTTTTTGATATATTTTGTATCAATTTCCTCAAAATTATCTGTAATTTTGCGCAATGTTACTTTGTTAATATTTTTTACTCCGCGTAAAATAAGATTATCTAGCAATTCTTCTTGTAAGTTTCTTAATAAATATATTTCATCACTTTGATCAAGCGATTCTAATACATTTTTGTTCTTCTTTTTCTTTAATAATTGAAGATTTTTATTTATGCGAATTCTAAAAATTAATTTTTCCGAGTTATAATCACTATACATACATGTTAAATTACTATAACTATTCATTAAAGCAAAATGAAGATCATCCATTGATATATTTTTATCTAACATTTCTATTTTGTTCATATACATTATAATAATCCATTTTGATTTATCTTTGCTGCTGTCATAACTAGAATTACAATCGTCTAATAGTTTCTCAAATTCATTATATTCTTTCATTAATTCAATATCTTCAGTCATTAATGTATTTAAATCATCTGGATCAAAGCATATTTCTATTGATTCCACAAGCGAACGCAATTTTGTGTTCTCAATCTTAGAAATATATGCTTTTGTTTTATTTTGGTCATAACAATCTAATTTATTTAAATAAATTGTGCATGATAAACTCTTTGGATTATCGCTTAACGATAATATTTCTTCAATACGAGGAACACCACGAGTAACATTAGATTTTGAACCAACACCAGCAAAATGAAATGTGTTCAATGTTAATTGAGTTGTTGGTTCGCCAATACTTTGCGCAGCAATCATGCCAACCATTTCTCCAGGTGCCACTAGTGCTTTCTTATATGCATTATTTATTATTGTTATTAAAATATCAATTGATTTGCGTGTTAATCGTTTGTGCATTAATAATTCTTTTGGACTTAAATAATAGAAGTATAATACTTTAAATAATTCATTTGGTTTACAATAGTTTAATAAGTTTAATTTTTCAAAATTATCTTCAATAATTTCAAACACTTCTAAGGGTGTAATATCTATAATTACATTTTCTTCTTGATTACCGGCAATATTATTAATAATATGAGTAAATGATACCGGAACATTTACCGATGGTTTATAAACTCGATTAAATATTTTAACAATCACATCTTCGCGTGCTTTAAGGATGAAATCAATATAATATTTGCACTTTTTATCTAATTCTGTTTTTTGCCTTTTAAATTTACTATATGCTTGTTTCGTATATAATGTTCCATAAAGTGAATCTTTTGAATAATCATTTGGCATTTGATAATGACCATAAATCTCTTCAATTGTCATATTAACAAAAGGAACTGGTTGCGACTCTACCCTTACAGGATCAAAATTATCATTTCCATAACTATATTGAATAATTTTATTCTTATTGTTGCGAACAGTCATATCATAATGAACCATCAAATCTTCTAATCCTTTAATCAATCGTCGCTGAATATATCCAGTTTGACTAGTTTTACATGCTGTATCAATTAAACCTACACGACCACCCATAGCATGAAAGAATAACTCATCTGGATTTAATCCACCAATAAACGAATTTTCTACAAATCCACGCGCATTAGGAGAATCATCATATTTAGTATAATGCGGTAATGTTCTATCTTCGAATCCATACGGAATTCGTTTTCCATCTACGTTTTGTTGCCCCAAACAAGAAATCATTTGTGAGATATTTAAATCGCTACCTTTAGATCCGGCATTTACCATAATAACAAAACGATTAGTGCTATCTAAATTTTGACGACCTAATTTACCGGCTTCAAAAGAAGCCTTATTTAAAATGTTGTTAATGCGTGTTTCAAATTCATCAACATTTGAGCGTCCTGTTTTATTATCAAAAATACCTAAATGTGTTTCGTCTATTAAAGACTTGACTTCTATTTTTTTCTTATTAATTGTTTCATTAATTTTATCATTTGTTTCTCTATCAGCAATGAGATCACTAATTCCAACACTATAACCATGAACTTTCATATATTCAGTTACAATGTCTTGCAAATTATTAATAAAATCGCAAGCAGCATCCACGTCATAATCATTGTAAATTCTATGAATTATTCCACGTGTTGTATCACCTAAAATGCTTTTTTCAATATGACCGCGCTTAATGGTTCCCTTATTAATTTCTAGTACATTATTTGATTTGCTATAGTCTTCATTTTCACTATATTGCTTAGTCTTATATTTTAAAGTAATATTTGGAATAATTTGACTTAATAATGAAAAACTGCTTCGTGATTGTTCATCAAAATTTATTTTTTTTAAATCAATAGTTTTAAGGTGAGCCATTAAATTCATTGCTGTGCGAGAATTAAAAGTAATATCTTCTCGTGTAAATAAATAACTACTTAATAATGAATCTTGAAAAATACCGACAATAGATTTATTATTTGCAGGACTAATAATTTGATATTTTACAGCAGCCAAAGTTTTAAGTTCTATTTCAGATTCATCATCTTGAGGCATATGTAAATTCATTTCATCACCGTCAAAATCTGCGTTATATGGTTTAGTATCAGCAACATTCATTCTAAAAGTGTCACCTTTATACATTATTTTAGCAATATGACACATCATTGACATTCTATGAAGACTTGGTTGACGATTAAAAAGCACAGCATCACCATCTAACATATGGCGATGAACAATATCACCTAATTCCAAATTAATTGAATCGCGATCAACATATCGCAAACTAATGCAATCGCCATTTTTTCTTTCATAAATTTTTGCCCCAGGATACACATCAGGACCATTTAAAATTAATTTGCGCAAATAATTTTTATTTTTGGATGTAACAATAATAGGTTTTGTTAAATTCTGTGCAACTTTTAATGGTACACCTAATTGACTAATAGATAAATTGGGATCAGGTGTAATAACCGAACGAGCACTAAAATCAACACGTTTGCCCATTAAATTACCCCTAACTCGACCACTTTTGCCATTTAATCTTTCTTTAATTGCTTTCAATGGACGCCCTGATCGCTGAGCAACAGCAGCAACACCAGGTATTTTATTGTCTACTAATGTAGCAATATAATATTGTAAAACAGTAGTCCAATCATCAATTACATTTGATGCTGAATTTTGCTCTATTTTTTCTTGTAACATTTTATTTGCTTTAACAATATTAATAATAATATGTGTTAAATCATCCTCACTTCTTTGCTGTGCATCATGTTTAATTGAAGGTCTTACTTGTGGTGGAGGAACTGCTAAGACTTGACAAATCATCCATTCTGGACGCGACCAAATTGGACTGAATCCCATAAAATTTACATCTTCATCTGATATTTTTTTAAAAATTTTCAACATCATTTCAGGAATAATTTTCATAGTCATTTTTGTATCTTCTTTTTTAAATTCATAATTATTAAATTCTTCTTCTTTATCATTCCATTCGGCAATAATTGTTGCTAAACCTTCTTTTCTTATTTTCGGCTGTAAACAACCACATCCATTATGTGAATCTTCACCACAACGATGTTTTTTACTTGCCAACGCAAATACTTTGTTCCATCGTGTTTCAGCATTTAATTTCAATAAATAATTATATTTTTCTTTATCTATTAACAGTTTGCTACATTTAATACATAGACATCTGCAAATTTTCATAATTGTTGATAAATATTGAATATAATAAACTGGTCTGGCTAAATTAATATGACCAAAATAACCAGGCGTTTGAACATAATCTAAACCATCAGTAGGACATATCATTCCTGAATCCAAAACTCCCATTCGTGGATCAAATAATCCGCCTAAAACTGGCTTGTTATTTATATGAGTATCTCTATTGGTAATTTCTACAACAGAACCTTTTTGTATTTCATATGGACTTAAAATACTAAATTGAATACCGATGATTTTAGATGGTTTTTTATTTTCAAAATCAGTCATTCTTTTATAATAGTTAAATAATATTTATATTATATTTATTCAATTTTTAATTTTATAATGCTTTAATAGTTTTTTATAAAAAATAACAATAAAAATTATTTATTTATAAAAATAAAATAATTAATTTATAAAATTAAAAATTGAATATAATTTAATAATATATATAAATACTATAATTATTATGCCTCATAAATATAATACTAGAACTAAATCTGGAGCTCTTACCCCATTTCTTTACATTGATGATAATGATAGTAATAATAATGATGACGATGATGATGATTATTATAAGGGACGCAACCTTGCCCCATTTCTTTATAATAATGATGAAGATGACACATATAGTTCTAGTTCTAAAGACAACAATAGCAGTTCAGAATCCAGCGATTCTGATAATTCTGATAATTCTAAAAAATATAATGCCAAAAAAATAAATAAATGTGACTATTACAAATTTTTGAACGAGTTATATCCGTCAAACTATAGTAAAAATAAGTATATTGATGCAGTTAAAAAAACCATTGCTAATAAAGAATCGGTAAATAAGCGTTTTAAAAAGTCTCATGGTAATTTTGTAAATAGTTCTTCAAACTCAAATTTAAATAATTTATTTACCAATAAGATTATAAAAAAATCTAGAAAAATTTCTAAGAAAAAAAAAGTAGATGACGATGAAGACGATGAATATGATGAATATGATGAAGATTATCAACATGAAGATGATGATGACGATACTAAATATGAGAAAAGTTTATTAACCCATGGATTTAAAAAAATGTTTGACAATATTAATGGTTCTGACAAAAATATTAATATTATTTTAAATTTAAAGAAAGGTAAAAACAATATTTATAATAATGAAAATAATAGTCCAGATCGAATGCTAGGTAATTCAATATTTTCAAGTATGCATTATAATCAAAATAATCATCGCAATAATAATGAAGATGAGGAAGAGGAAGAGGAAGATGAAGAAGAGGAAGAGGAAGAAGAGGTGGAAAAGGAAGAAGATGAAGAAAAAGACTTGTGTAAGAAGAATAAAGATGATATTGTTCCAGCACCACAAAAAGTATCAAATAAGAATTATAAAAAATTTGATAATATTTTAAACAATGAAGAAAAAGAATCAGAATACTTTAAAAAATGTTTATCGTCTAATTTACAATTAGAAGCAATTGCTAAATTAGAAAACATTAAAGAATTAACTAAAATTAGTAAACCTTATTTACTTCATTTAGTTGACCTTGATATTCCAGACCAATATAAAGCATGTGCCTTAATAAAAATTAATACTATGCGTTCAATGGGGGGTTATGGAAATAGCGAATATTATAAAATTAAATCATGGGTAGATGCCTTCTTAAAAATTCCATTTAATAAATATAATAATTTACCCATCAGTTTTGCCGATGGAATTGAACAATGTCACGATTTTATGGAAAAATCAAAAAAAATATTGGATAGTGTTACTTATGGATTAGAGGATGCTAAAATGCAGATTATGCAAATGATTGGTCTCTGGTTAGTAAATCCAAATGCTATTGGTTGTGCTATTGCCATTAAAGGACCGCCAGGAACTGGTAAAACAACACTTATTAAAGAAGGTATTAGCAAAATTTTAAACAGACCCTTTGCGCTTGTTGCACTAGGTGGTTGTGGCGATTCTGGATTTTTAGATGGGTTTGATTATACATATGAAGGCAGTAAGCATGGAAAAATTATTGATATACTAATTCAGTGTGGATGTATGAACCCTGTTATTTTATTTGATGAATTAGATAAATTAAGCGATTCATTTAAAGGACAAGAAATTACCGGAGTATTAACACATTTAACGGATAGTACACAAAATACTAAGTTTAGTGATAAATATTTTTCAGAAATTAGTATTAATATGTCAAAAGCATTATTCATTTTTAGTTATAATGATGAATCAATGGTAAATCCTATTTTAAAAGATAGAATGTATAAAATTGAAACAACAGGATACAAAACTAAAGATAAATTGATTATTGCTAAGGATTATTTATTACCAAAAATTAGAGAGGAAATTAAATTTACTAGCGAGTCTATTGTTTTCAGTGATGATGTATTAGAATATATTATTAATGATTTTACAGAAAAAGAGGATGGTGTTCGTAATCTAAAACGATGCTTAGAGATCGTTTATAAGAAATTAAATTTATATAGATTAATGAAACCTGATATAAATTTATTTGAAAATAGTGAAGGTTTAAAATTAAAAAATAAGATTAGTTTTCCGTGTATTTTAACTAAGCAAATGATTGATGATTTAATTAATAAGGGAACAACAAAAGACATTCCATATGGTATGTATGTTTAATAAAATTTTATTAGTGAATTATTCTTATTTGAAGTTATAATAAATATTTTTTTTATAGCATACACTTAATTTGCTTAAAGACTTCGTGCTCTTCTTGTAGTGATTGCCATATTTCTTGGTATATCAATTTGTGGCGGTCTTACTATTGCCTCTGCTCTGCGAGTAGTAGTATTTCTTAGTGTTGGTTGTATTTCAATTCCAAATTGCGACATTCTATAATCATTTAATGAACCATTCATATAACGTCTCATCAAACTATTAACATTACTAATACGACTAACTGTGTCAAGTATATAATTTCTTAATGTCAAATATCCATCTATTTTAAGTTGTGATTGTAAAAATTCAGGTTCATTATAAAATCGGATTATTCTTCTAACTCTAAGTAATGTGTCGTCTAGTAATGGCAACATATTTTGTTCATCATTAAACTCATAATGTATATTTACGTTATTAATAAAATATAATAAACGTCTTTCTGCATTAGAAAAACGTAAATGCATGGGATACTGATTTAATAGACTAACTATTTTTTGTAAATTTTTGTCACGAAATTTGTCTTGAATTCTTGACGCAGAAAATTCTCTAAATATTATATCTGATACTTCGTGTGGTATTCCATGTCTATCTAAATCTCTTAGTGCCGACCTCGTCTCTCTAAAACTTCGTAATGAACCGGCTTTATTTTTTAATTTTTTAGGATGTTTTCTATTTTTATATGTTTTTGGCATAGTTATTATAATAGTATAATATTTTTATTAAAAAGTATTTTTAATAAAAAGTATTTTTATATTAACTTAGTGTTTAATAGCTGCGTATTCTTCTAGTTAGTGCTCTTGCTCTCTCTGTGCGTGGAGGTCTTACAATAGCGTCTGTTCTGCGAGTAGTAGTATTTCTCATATTTGGTTGTGTTTCAATTCCCAATTGTGCTCCTTGATAATCATCTAAAGCACTTTGAGTATAGTTTTGCATATTATTTTCTAAATCTTCCATATTGCCTATTATTAATCCTATAAAATCTACTATATCATTATAACCATTTTCTGCTAATTCGCGTTGTAAAAATCCTGCTTCATTATGGAATCTTATTAAATGATTAACTTCTTCTAAAACAAGGTTGATTTGAGTTATCATAGTTAGTAATACAGATGGAATATTTTTACGTCTATACTCATATGATGTAAATACGCTATTAATAAATGCTTTATATTGTCTTACTTTAATAACAAGAGTTGGATATATTCTAGCTATGGATTGTGTTAGTTCTTCTAATTGAAGTTGATATGCTTGTATTGATGCTAATAATTCACGCGATTCTGCTTCTGCATTTTTTCCTGCTTTATTTTTATTTTTTTTGGCATAGCGTTTATTTTTATATGTTTTTGGCATAGTTATTATAATATAAAAATATTTTTATTAAAATATGAATTATTCATCATATAACCAACTAAAATAATATCTCTCGTCTTTTGTATGTTTAAGATTAGAAAACTGTAAAAATACACTAGCATCTCTACATAAAGCCAATAATTCTCTCTTAAACTCGACAAATTTTATTGTATCAAAGTTATTATTAGTAAAATAATATGGATTTTGTATTATTGCGTGTGTTATAAATTGTCGTTTATGAGGTTCTAGTTCAAACGCTCCAATAAAATAAGGGCCTTGTTTTAAATTTACTGTTTTTGGAAAAAAACCTATGTAAAAATAACTTCGAGAAGAATTTACGCTTCCAAAATCACGCATTTTAAACATATCTTGAAACATAAATGTAGGAAAATGATTTGGTTGATGTGTCATTTCATAACTCCAAGTTTTTGCCCATTCAATAGATGACTCTGGAGTTAGTAATTTTAAATCTTTAGATGTAGGTTCTCTAATATATTTCTCATATGAATTATAAGTTGTTAATAATTTATGTGTTTCTGTTTGACTATTGTTTTTATAATAATTGTCTACAAATTTGGTTATATAGTTTTCAACATAGTTTTCATCAACCTTGTTTTCATCAACCTTATTTTCATAAATCTGTTTTTCTTCAATATTTAATGTTATATTACGTTGCTTTATAAACTCGTAAAATGAATTACTATTACTTATATTAGACATTAGTATATTGCTTCTTTTATTTTTGCATAATTTTGCACTATTACTTAAATGAATATTATGTGTAATAATAAAAGCATTATTACAGATTATATTTAAAAATACTAACACTATATTATAGTAATACATATTATATATATTTATATTTATATTTATTATTTTTAAATATTAATCATAATTATAAAGTTATGAAAGTAAAGTTATGAAAGTAAATTTGTGAGATTATTAAATTCATTTTTCTTCTCAACAGATAAAGGTTCGTGGTCTATAATGTAGTTTGTGTCGTGTTTTACAAATTGACTTTCATTTTGTTTTAAAACCGATGTTGGAGAAAAGTATATATTTTTGTAATCGTCGTTTTCTTGTATAAATGAAATTCGTGATTTATTTGTTCCACGTGCTAATAAATAATTTTGCTGTTCAGGACTAATACAAGCGCACCCTTTAGATGTGCTATATTCTGTATTATAAAAACAACATTCTGGTAAAAATTTATTATCTTGCAAAAAAATTTTTGTTGGATCAATTTGAACATTATTATATGAATTGAAATTTAGTTCTGGGTGTTTAAAAACTTTAGACAGTTCTCTAATATTATCATAATAATTTTCATTAGAACTTCTTGATAAAAAATTATTATAGTTTTCTAAATTCTTATTTTTATAAGCATTTTTATAGCTTTCAAACCCATATATTATACCCATTATAAGAAATATTGTAAGTTTATCAAATATTAATACAAATATGATAATAGCTACAAAAACTTTCATTATTTTATATTTAAATATATGATGATTAAAAACTTTTATTGCATTTAATTTATTATTTAATATCATGCTATACTTTAAAAAATAATTGTATAATTTATGTATTGAATTGTTTAATTTGAATGTCATTTTATTGCTATTATATTATATTATAGTAGTATTAAATAAATTGTTGTTATTAAATATTATTACTCTGGAAATACTTTTTGAACAAATCTATTAAATAAAACATACATTATCAAAACAATTATTAAAAAAATTACTGCTACTATAAATCCTATAGTATATGCGATAATTACAACTACAAGTAATGCTGCCAAAATCCAACCAATTAAAGGAATACTCATTAAATTAGAAAATAATATAACTACTATAACAAGTGTAAGTAATAATCCAACTACCATAATAGATGCTGGTATAACCATTGTTAATAACCATCCCATTACAAAAACGACAAATATTAATCTAAATGCTTTCATTAACAATGTAAGTGTATGGAATGCCACATTAATTGAAGATAATATTTTTCTAAGAAATTCATTAGTGTTCATGAAAAAAAATTTAATATTTATTAAAATAAGTGACAGTTTTTCCATAATCATTTTAAACAATTCTAAAAGTAAATTGAATAAATACACAATAAATTTTTGAAGTCCTATAAATGCCTCATGTATTGCACCATATATCCCTTCAACAGACTTTACTATATTATCTATTGGTTTTTTTGCTTCTTCGGCTATTTCTGAATTTAATATATTTAAACATTCATTAAAATTATTAATTATATAATCCAATTCGTGGTCTTTTGATTCTTCACTATTTATTACTGATGCAAATGGCATCAATATTGGATTACATTTATTTTGAGACCATGAACTTTTATATGATTTTATAGTACCTGTGATTATAAAATATAGTGCTATAAAAATTATAACTATAAAAATAATAATTGTAAACCATATATCATTACTATAGATTTCACTATATTTACTGTCATCAAAATAATTATTTATTTTGTTAACTATATTTTCATCTGTAGTTGTCATATTAATATAGAACACTAAAATTAAAATACATATTAATTTATATAAATTATACAAATTATACAAATTTCTATATTTTTAAAGAACTTTTTATAATTTTTTCCCAGTAAATATTCGAAACGCTGTTCCTGGAAGATCTCCTACTATTGCTTCACCTAAACTAGTACTTAATCCTATTAAGTTATAAACTACAGTAATCATTGAAGTTATTTTACCAAAAACATTAGATACAGTAATAAGAGAATTACTTAATCCACTGACTAACATTTTAAATCTATTTCCTAAATCTTCAATAATATTAATTGATTCACCTTGTTGAACATTTAATCCTAATTTTAATGATTCTAATACTTCTGTAAAAACATTTCCTGCTTCCGCAAAAGTATCAAGCGTATCATAAACAGGAGCTAAAAAAGATTTCATAAAATCACCCTGTGTTTCTTTTGTACATTCTTGAAATGTTAATATAGGGTCGAACCCAACTAATCCAGCAAAAGGCGTCACTCCTGGATTGCATTTATATTTTTCCCAGTTATTTTTAAGTTGTGCTAATCCAACACTTAATGTTATAAATAATTGAATCAGGCAAAATATTAATACAATTAAAAAAGCATTACCTATATCGCCTAATCCCATTAAATATTATAATTATAATATAATTATAATATAATTATAATAATAACTACTAATTAATATTTGTTATTAATTAAATATTTTTTGCATATTAACTATTCTTTGAACATAGTGAAGCAACTGTTTGGTTTGCTTTTTGGACTGATTGTGATACAGGATTTCCTGCTCCGCCTATTTCTCTGATATAATCTGAATTTTTTTTATCCATATTTTCTTTTGAAGAACAAGCAGTTTTATAAGATATATTGTCTTGCAAAACTTTTGCTTTAGTTTTATTATTTTCTAAAATGGAATCTATTTTGTTTACAACCTCTGAAGATGTGCTATTACTATTACCTTCTATTAAATTATAATTTCCTAAATATAACATCCATATTAATAAAGTTATTAATATTACTATTACTAAATTATAAATATTATTTGGTTTGTATTTTAAAACCATTAAAATACTATAATATTTAAAATAAATATAATATTTTAAATATTAAAGTAATTACTAATAATATAAATATAATGGGCGACTCAAATATTTTTAATCCACAACAAAGGTTAGACTTGGCAGCATTAATTAAAGCGAACGAAACTGATGATTGTACCGAAGAAATTCGCTCAAAGAAACAAAGCGTTCTAATCAAAAATGATGTAAAACATATGATGGTATTAAAGCAAAAATATGAAAGATTGAGCAAATCTAATCCTAATGAATTTGATGCTATTTGTGTTAAACAATGTAATTTTTTATTTAATAATTATACTGATTTATATAATAAAATAAAAAATGATAATTTAAATTTAACTATTTTAGATAAAGTTTTAGATATATTAAAAAAAATAGAAGATGGAGAATTAAACCAACACGAGGGTTCTTACTTAGTTGGAAAATATCTAAAAGAAATGTATATAGACAGTGCGCTTAAAACAAAAGAAAAATTAGAAGCCAAAGAAAGAAATAAAAAGGTTCCAAAAAAACCTTTTGCTAATATTGAGAAAAAAATAAGTTATAAAGATTTTAAATTATTGAATACTAAATAAATATTTCTTATATATTTTAACTACATTCCACATAGTTGTCTTCTTCTTCAAGTTGTGTGATTTTACTCTTTAAAAGTGTAATTTCATCTTTAAAAGTTCTATTTGTTTCTTCTAAATTCATATTTTCTTGTGCTAATGTTTTATTTTTGCTTGTTAAATCGTGAATAACACATTTTAAATTTCTTAATTCTTTATTTTGTGAATTAACAATATCTTGTGGAGAGCAACAATGTCCATGAATCTCAATATGCTCTTTTTGACTTTTAATAACCCAATTTTCATGTTTTTGAGTAGTAAAATGACTATTCACAAATTGTGAACTGACTTGATATGTTCTATTCATACAAGGACATCTAATTTTCGGACCATATTCTTTAAGTAATTCTGGATATGTTTTATCACGTAATCCTTCTGTTTTTTCGTCATATTTCAAACAATATTCACACGCCGTTTCAACAATCTTGGTATCATTATTAATCATAATTTTTATTAACTATTCTATTAACTATTTTATTAAATATTTTATTAAATATTTATAAGTTTTCAATTTTATTTAATATATTCTAAAAATACTAATATAAAACATTTAGTAAATAATATTTAAAAATATTGTTTCTAATACGATTAGAAGAAAAAATATTTATAAATATGATTACATACTTATTCTATAGAATGAAACATAGTAATATTACATATAATACTATAACTAGAGTGACACTTATTGATAATTCTCTCATAAAAGCTTTAGAAATTGCTAAAAATAGAAAACTTAAGATTGCTAAAATTAGAGAAGGCAAAATGGAAAAAGTAATTGAAATGAGTGAAAGTCATAATGCAACTCCTTATAAAAAAAAATAAGTTCAAGTTATTCTCTATTATTAAAATATTAATATCTATATATATAATGGGTGATGATTATTCTTTATTAATTACCAGAGTTAATGAAATAATTAGAAATAAAAATTGTGAAATAACTATGATACAAGATGATGATAATACTTATACGTTTATTATTACAAAACAAGATTCATCAGAAGAAATTGCTTATGTAACTATTAGTAGAAAGAATCATGTGGTAAAAATACACAATTTAAGAGAATTTGTAAATAAAGGCACAAGAAGAATATTTACAACTTTGAGAAAAGGTATAAGTAAAGTTCTAAGAAGAAGAAAATTTATAAATAAAATAGTTGATTTGTTTTATATAAAGACTGTTTATACTAAGAAAAATTATGAGGGGAACTATTTTGCCACATTATTACTTATTTATGGAATATCCACTCTCAAATTAAAATACAAGCATATTAAGCATGCTACATTAAATGATTGTAGTGATAATAGCTCTGATATAGAAAGAAACTTATATCATATGTTGGGGTTTTTTCCACTTGGTAAAGTTTCTTTACTTTGTCCTCCTGAAGACGCAGGAAGCGAGACTGAACCATCACAATTGGTATTAGACGATATTGAAAAACAAGCAGACCTGATTTTGTTTCCACAAAGAGCAAGTGATGCACTTACAAAGATTGAGACTAAAACTGTAGAAAAAGGCGCTGCTCTTATTAAAAAAGTGCGAAAACAATCGCAGAAACATAGACGTCGCCGTAATATTAGAACACATAGAAGGTAAGTTAATTTTCAAGACAATCTCTCAAATAATTTAGAAAAATCTATTATTTTATATTATTTTCACACTATTAAGTTAAAATAATATAAAATATATTATAAAATATTATAGTATATTAATTATGAAAACTAACAATTATACTTTTATTACATATGGATTGTTAACTTTATTAATAATATTTATTTATTCACTCAGTTTTAAATATAAATTCAAAACAGCACAACAATTATCATTTAGAGGATTTACAAATGAAAATTCTAATAAAGAAAATTTTAATAATAAAAAAGATTCAATAATTAAAGAAGGATTTACATATGATGATAATGATACAAGTACTACGAAAAATGGCGATGTTTTTAAAGTAATAGAAAATAAACTAAAAGGGTTACTTCAAGAATTAGGAGGAAATGAAGGTAAATCTGAAACAAAGAAAATTCTAGTAAATACAAAAAAAATATGCGATTTAGAGTGTGCAAAATGTATGATGACTATGATAAGTGATAAAAAATCAGTAAAAACAATTGATTTAGAAAATATATTAGATGATGAAACAAATGAAAATTGTATAAAATGTAAAAAATATACAGAATTATCTACTTCTATTAAATCTATTATTGACAATTTATAATCAATAATTAAACGCTCAATTTCTCGTGTGGTTTTCTATATACATAACGTTCTTCAAAATCACCTCTATTTACAGCATTCAATGTATAATTTTTGCCTCCCCAATGTGGATCCATAGGATTTACACTTTTATTGCCTGGTTGATGAAAAATTTTATCAAGTGGTGTATCCGAACCAATATCTTGATTTTGTGAATCAAAACCATTAAACATATTAGTGTTAAATACCTCATTATTATCTTTCGTAGCATCTAAAATTTCATCTTGTGAATTATTATTTAAAAAATCTTTGATTTGTGAAGGCAGTCCTCCTTCATTTTCGAAAATAGATGATTTCACTTGTATCAATTCATTATTTTGTGCATCAGTAGAATATTGTAAATATAATATTGGACAACTTATATTTTGATTATTTTGCCATTCTATAAATTTAGTATAATCTTCTAAATTATTAAATGTTATTGGATTTACTCCAGAAGCTATTTTTTTCTTAGAATTATATAAATGATACTTTCCATCTTTTTCGATTAACATATTAGGGCATTGTCCTGTTGGTGTATTTATATTATTTTCCAGTGTTTCATAATATTTATAAGAATTTATATAATAATATAATCCTAATATCATAAAACTAGTAATTATTACTAAGTTTAATTTATCATTAAAAAATAAATCAACATTCAATTTCATATTATATTATTATATTAATAATATAATATATTATTTTCACAAACATCTTGTAATTTTTATTTTATATTTAATATATAATATATAATATATTATTATGCCTTTTAAAATATATGATAATACTGTAAATAATGAAGAATTAAATAACTTATTAAAAAACAATACCTTATTTGTTGGTGTATTTAGTGAAACTTGTTCTTATTGTAAAAATATGGAACCAGAATGGAACAAATTTAAATCACTTACAGCAAAAGAAAATTTAAATGGAACTATTTTAGAAATTAATGCCAAATTATTATCATCTATTAATAATCCTTTAATTAGCAATAATGCCAATGGATTTCCAAGTTTATTTATAATCGGCAACAATAAATTTGTAACTAATTATGATTCAGAAAGAACAGGAGAGAAATTCTTACAATTTTTTAAAAGGTATATTCATAATACGCGAAAAAATTCAACTCTAAAGAAAGGTGGGAAAAAAATTAAAAAAATAAATCCTAATTTTATAAAAAAATCCAAAAATTATAATTCAAGATTGAAACTTGGTGAAAATATTTCATTATGTAAATATGCTAAGAATGGTATAAGTGGATGCTCAACATGTTGTTCTCAATTTAAAAAAAGAAAAACATATAAAAGATGTATAAAAAGATGCATGAAATAGTATATTTATCGTAATTTTGGATTAATACATACATCCATGGTTGGGAAAATGTCTCCTGACATACATTTACTTTTAGATGATACTTTCGCACAATGTCTTACATTATTTTCTTTGCCGATATAACAAAATCCGTGATGTTGAGATTCATTAGTACTAGGCTGAGGTAATTTGTCTTCTTTTTTTATAATTGATTTTTTTATATCACTTGGTATATCTTGTATACGTTTTTCTATTTTTCTTTCATTTTTTAAAACACTTTCTTCATCGTCGCTTTCATCTTCATCTTTTTCTTTTTCTTTTTCTTTTATAGGTGTTATTTTATCTTGTCTAATAGTTGATTGAAGATAATCAATACCTGCCGTCGAAGTGCTTGCTACGAATTTTACCGAATTATTAAACATATCTGTAATTAGATTTAATAAAATTTGTAAAAAATTGGATGATTCGCTTGCTATTGCTTGTGTTCCTTGTGATGTATGTTGTAATGTAGTTTTAGCAGTATCTCCAGATACCATGGCAATTATATATGCAAATGGAGATAATAAACCAGTTACTATATCTGTTCCCTGTGCTAAATAGTTAAATATATTAAATCCCAAAAACGCAAATACTAGTATAATAAAAATCCAAAAAAATATACTTTTTTTATTATCTGTTTTTACTTCATTATAAATTGGTTCGCTATTTATCATATTACCTATTGGTGTATTTGAAAAAGTATTGATTGCTTGTTTAAAGTTATTTTCACTTGAATAATTATTATTCATTATATATTATTTTTATATTATTATAGATTAATTATAATTTATATTTGCCTAATTATAAATTATAATATCTATATATAGTAATTGTATGATTTTGAATACAAAGAGATTAAAAAATAAATTTCCTAAATCAGTTAAATCACTTAAATCAATTAAATCACTTAAATCAGTTAAAATACGTTCTTTTTCGCCATTATTAAATAAACACTTAAGAATACGCTCATTAAAAACATTAAGACCTAATTCTTTAAAACTATGCGAGGGATTGTTAAGTTTAAGAATAAATAATGATGATTCGGCATCATGTAAGCCGTATAATCATCCCATTGTTCAAGAAATATTGCTTCATAATTTAAAATCGTCCAAACATTTAGATGTTTCAAGATTCATTCCACCAATTCAATTATTATCAAATTGCTGGTTTAATACAATGTTTGTATCTTTTTTTTATAGCGATAAAGGGAGAAAATTTTTTAGATTTTTTAGAGAATTAATGATTACTGGCAAAAAATTAGATTCTACTTTGATTCCTTCAAATATGGCAAAACTTCTCTTCATTTTAAACTTATTTATTGAAGCCTCATATAATCAAAATACTAAGTCTCTAGAACTATTTAAAACGCTTAATGCTTTAACTAATAAATTAAATACCAATTTCTTTATATATCATATATATCAAATTATTAATAATAATCAAAATTCAATAGATCCTACTATTTTATTCAATAATAATGATAAATTGTATGATATACCTAATATAAAAGACGCTGGAAATCCGCTTTCTTATTATGAGACTATTTTGAAATATTTAAATTACGATACTTTAAAATTTATGAAACAAACTTTTACAACTAAATTAAATGTTAAAGAAACCATTACACGAAAATTTCAAAGTGTGTCAAATATTATACCTGATATTATTATTATAGAAGATTTTCAAAGCAAGTCTATATATGAAATCTCATATAAATTGTTAGATGAAAAAAATGTAGTTTATAATTATGCATTAGATTCAATTATTATAACAAATAAAGATCATTTTGACCCTGAAGCAAATAGTCATTTTGTAAGTGTTTTAACAGTAAATTCTCAAGAATATAAATTTGATGGAAGTAGTTTATCCAAGTTAGAGAGATTTGATTGGAAAAAAATGATAAACACTAATAAGAATTGGAATTTTAAAGAAAATAAAAAGTATAAACCAGAAGCATATAATTTTACAAAAGGTTATAAAATAATGTTTTACTATAGAAGTTAAATATTGTTATGAGTTATTCTGCAAATTATATAAATGAATAAATTTAAAGAATAAATAACTATTTATTATATAACATATAATAATGTCATTTATAACTCCAGAACTGAATGAAGTCGAAAATTATTTAAAACAAAATATTGGAAAAAATTTATCTTTACGAAAAATGCATAAAGATTTAAAAATTTCTCGCAGAAAGATAATTTTATTAGCTAAACAATCAAAAAATATTACCCCTGTAAAACCATTAGATGTAGGTTCACGAGCTTTTTTTTTACATGTTTATACATATGAAATGAAAAAGTAATTACAGGTTATTTAATAACTCCATTTTTTCCATAGTTTTTTCTAAATTAGATTTATTTAAATTATTAAATAAATAGTCAGTTTTTGGAGACTCTTCATTTTTCTTTATTTCTTTATATATTGTATTAATCTTTAATACAATAGCCTCTATTTCTTCACGTTTGTTTATAATATTAATAGTAAAATTAACATTTTCAATTAATAATGCAAAAGCATAATATATTATATATTTTCGTTTTTTTTTTACACTATTATTATATTTAATAATAAATAATTCAAATAAATTTTTTATTATTTTATGTTTCAAGTTATTATTATTGTCATTTTCATTGTCATTAGTTTCAATTATATTATATTTTTTATCTAAAGTATTAGGATTGCTATAATAAAATAAGATATCCCATATTATCCATATAATATCATGAGTATTTCCATCTGGAGCAAAACTCCTATTTTCGCATACACATTTTTTCTTTTTTTTGATACAAATATTTTCATATTCTATAATCCATTCATACCAATAATAAACATTTATAATGTCTTTATTTATTAGATTAAATATTAGTTCATTTATTGGTATTATTAACTCTTTAGGGTCATCTTCTTTTAATATTTCTTCTATATAAGTAACATTAGGTGCTTTAAATTTTTCACTCATGCAAGTCAAATCAAAAGAATTATTTTTATCTAATTTAACATCGCTTATTACATTTTTCTTACTTGAATAACATAATACACATATTATTTCACAAAATATTTTCCTTATTTTTTCATTATTTCTCATAATTAATATATTTTTAGTATATCCATTTTGTAAAATATTTATAAAATTATTATAACGCATATTTAAATATAATGTTAATTTAGGATTACCATTATGTATATATTTATATGAATAATATAATATTATATCCCATAAATCTAAATAATGACCAGCACATATGAATTCAGCGCTCCAATAGCAAGCATTTTCTATTTTTTCATCATACAAATTTTTTAATAGTTCTAAGCGAGCTTTAGATTTTTGAAATTTTGAAAAAGTAATGTTTCTAAAAGATATGCGAACATCATTAATATAATTTGTATCCATTATTTTGGTAATTATAGTATTATTAATTTAACTTACATAAAAAATATAATATTAATACATAATAATAATATTATTATGAAATTTTTCGAAATATTAACGGAGAGAAAAATTTACACAGTGTTCCATAAAACACTTACACACTTTCTTAAATTATCATTATTACATAAACTATTTTTATTTATGCTTATATTAACATTCTTTTATTTACTAAATAGAAAATCACTCGTTTACGAGAATTATGACGATATGACATCCGGTAAAAGATTTGATAGTAAATTTGATGATGCTATATATGATAGTTTTTATACAAAATATTATGATAAAATTTATGAAAATAAGGAACGAGATGTAGAACAATTAAAAATTATTGTAAGTTATGCTAAAAATAAAAAATTTGTTAAATTTTTAGATATTGGTTGTGGAACTGGATATCATGTTCATATGTTAAATAAAATGAAATATGATGTTGTCGGATTAGATAAATCAAAAAATATGATAGAAAAAGCAAAATCGAAATACAATAATTGTGAATTTATAGAAGGAGATATACTCAAAAATAATTTATTTGATTACAATTCATTTACACATATATTATGTTTAAATAAAACTTTTTACATTATTAAAGATAAAGAACAATTTTTTGAAAATTGCGCATTATTATTAAGTCCAAATGGAATATTAATAATACATTTATTAACTAGAGATAAATTTAAACCTTTTATTCTTCCTAAAGATAATACTGTTTTGTATAATCCAGAAAATCATAATAATGCTATTACTAAAACTATTATAAAATTTGATCCTAATTTAGAATATATATGTAATTATGAAATTTTGAATACTGAGGCAAATTCAAATACAACAGATTATTTTAATGAACCACATTCGTGCTATCATGAAAAATTTGAAAATTTTGAAACTCACAATATTCGTAAAAATCTAATTAATTTATATATACCTACTATTGATGAAATATTAAAACTTGCTAAATCAAAAGGTTTTGCTATTAAAGATAAAAAATCTTTAGATTCTATTGGTCATGTCGATGAATATTTATTTATTTTTAAAAAAATATCATAATCATATAAATATGAATATTTATATTCGTATAATTTATCTAACATATTTACTTGCTCTAGCAAATGAATCTAAAACAAATAATATAAATATTCCCAAAAATAAATATAATATTAATTCTTCTGTGATATAATTTGTTTTTTCATTATGTTGTTCTTCTAATAAATGTACTATGTAATCTAATTTTGATATTAATTTGTTATTATCGTAATTATGTGTATTAATATTTTGTGATAATGTATCATAGTTTAATTTATAACTATCACTGTAATTAGATAGTTCATTTTTTGGTGAAACTGAACTATTTAATACATTTGAATTTTCTAAATTAGAAGTATTATTATTCATATTACTATATGAATTGGCATTTGTATTACTACTAGTATTTGCATTTTGCAATTCATTATTAAAAAAATTATTTTGCGGTATATTATTTCCGGCTTCTCTCATTTTTTGTATTTTTGCTAATTGTTCATTCAAACTATCAGTAAAAGATGTGCTTATTGATTCGTCTATTATATTAGATTGGTAATTTGTATTATAGTTGTCTTCTTCTTCAGAATTTTCGTGAATTTTTGACATTAAATTTCCTAAACTGGTAATCTTATTTTTCAATACTTCACTGTTTTTAGTATTTGTTATGTTTGATTCATCAAACTCTACAGTTTTCTTATTTTTTAGAGTTTTATTATTTGATTTTTTATATAATTTAGATTCTGATAAATTATTATTTTCAGAATCTAATGGAGCCGGATTTAATTGAAACATATTATACTATTATAAAAAAATAAGATTATATTATTTTCAAAAAACTACTAAATAAAGTAATTAATTTATCTATAAACTAGTTATTTTAGTAATAAAAATAACAAATTTAGTGTTTAATATAATTTTCATCTTAATTTTCTTTAAAAATTAAATTATTATTATTATATAATAACTACATTTACAATGATGTATGATTTATATAAAAATTATAAGAGTTTTTTAAAAAAACATAAATTTGATATCTTTATGAGAGATATAGGGACAAATAAATTATTGATAGGTATTTTTATGATTTTTATAAATATAGGTTCGCGATATATTGAATTACGATTAACAAAAGGACAAGAAATGATATTGAAAAATATTGCTCGTGAAGTATTAATTTTTACTATTGCATTTATTCATACTAAAGATTTAATACTATCTTTTATTATAACTGGTATTTTTATTATATTAGCTAATTTTGTTTTTAATGAAAAATCTAAATACAGCATATTACCAGATAAATATAAAAATTTAGCATCAATAATAGATTCTAATCAAGATAATATTATTTCAGAAAATGAAATAAATAAAGCATATGATACATTAAAAAAAGCACGTGGTCAAATAGATGATTATAAAAAAATAAAAACACTCGAATCTTTCAACAACATGAATTATAAATAATTAATTACAATTACAATTACAATTACAATTAATTAGTTGTAATTCATATTGTTATAATATTTTAACTATATAGTATAAATATACCATACTATTATGTCGGAAAACTTTGAACCGCAATTTATAACTAATAGTTATAACATTCAAATAAATATTGTATATAATACAAAAGATAGTGACGAGACCGATGAGACCAATGAGACCAATGAGACCAATGAGACCAATGATACTAATTATTATATAATTGACAATATGAAAGATATTTTATTAGAAGAATTTTCCAATAAAGATAAATATGAAAGTTTCAAACAACATTATCCCAATGGGAAGAATCTTATATATATTGTAGATGATTCATTTTATCTTGATAAACGTATAATGGATAGTATTAGCAAGAATTTAACAGATAATTTCCCTAGTTATTTGAGTAGCAGAGAAATTCAAAAAAATTATTATATAAATAATTTAACAAGAATTGCCGATGATACAACTATTAGTCAAAATGATAAAGATTCATTGTTTCAACTTATAAGGCAAGAATTTACAAAACTAATATCATCTGCTTACGCTTCAGATACAAATAGAATTAGTGCCATTACTAACATTAATGGGTTAGTTGATGATCCATTTTTTTCTCACCCAGAGAGCGGACTCGGAGGTAAGAATTTTCACGAAGCAATGAAGACAAAATATTACGATACTATTAGACTTCAAAATTATCCTCTTAAAAAAATATTAGATAAATTTTATAATATTAATAATAATAATAGTCTAGTTAATAAATATAAATATGAATATTTTTTAAAGACAGAAACTATTAGAAGTATTTTAAAATTTATAAATCAAAATAGTGGTGATGAGCAAAGATCACAATTAAATAATAATCAAACAAAAGAAGAAATATATAATAAATATTTCAAATATGTATTTCCTAATAAAAAGGATGTACTTAATTTAAGTGATTCAGATAAAGATAAAATTTTAATGTTTTATAATGTTTTTTATATAATTAAAAATATTTATTTGCTAGATGATACTATTATTAATATAACCCATAGAACAAAAAAAACTACAACAAAAAAATATTATATTTCTAAAGTTAGTTTGCTCGATTTAAAAGAAAATAATACTCACTTTAAAATTGAACAAAATACAGTAACAATTTTTATAAAAGCTACTTTAAAATATATTATTGAAAATCCTACATTACAAATTAATTATTTAATAGATGATTTAGAAAATACAGAGCAAAATTACTTATCACAATCTAATATACTGCAACCCAAAGATATAAGTAGTAATTATTCTAGTTATAATAAAATATACATTCATGATAAAATTAAGTATAAAGAAAATACTTATATTATAGATGAAGTTATTAAATCTCCGTCCATAAAAAAATATATTAAAAATAAAGAGGAACTCTTTTTTAATACAAAAGCAATAAAATTATTAGATTATTTTATTAAAAACAAAGTAAAAAAAAATCCACAAGATGATATAATTAAGTCAAATATCAAATATTTATTACATAGTATTTTTAAACTGTATAATAATAAACAATTCAAAAAATATTATATTGCAGATACGTATATTCAATATATTGATAGTTCTAAAAATTATTATAGTATTAAAAAGAGTTCTAAAATAACAGAAACAAATCCAAAATATGAAACCATTTCCGATATATTATGGCAATCAACAGATGCACTAGCAACAACAAAAGCAGCAATAACAGAAGTGCAAGCAGCAATGAGAGTAGGAGCAGCTGCAGCAGCAGCAAGAATACTGGCAGCAACAACAGCAGCAACAGCAAGAGCAGCAGCAACTGCTGCAACAGCAGCAAGAGCAGCAGCAGCAGCAAGAGCAGCAGCAGCAGCAGCAGCAGCAGCAGCAGCACCAGCAGCACCAGCAGCAGCAGCAGCACCAGCGCGGTCACGCGGACAACAAGCACCAGTTCCGGTAGAAGAACCGGTAGAAGTAGCAAGAGCAGCACAAGCAGCAAGTTCAGCACGAGCAGCACAATCAGCAGCAGAAGCAGCAGAACTAAAAGCAATACAAGCAGCAATACGAGCAGAACAAGCAATAATACGAGCACGAGTAGTGCCAGGAGCAGTAGAACCAGAAACAGCAACAATTAGAGCAACAGCAGCAGGAACAACGGCAGCAAGAACAGCAGCAGCAGCAAGAACAACGGCAGCAAGAACAGCAGCAGCAGCAAGAGCAGCAGCAACAGCAGAAGCAGGAGCAGCAGCAACACTGATACAAAAGATAGCAAGGAAAAAACAACTAGAGAGAGCAGTGCCAGCACCAGCAGCAGCAGCAATAGCAGCAGCAAGAGCAGCAATAACAGCAGCAAAAGCAGCACTAATAGTAGCATCAACCGCATCAGCAGCAGCAAAAATAACAGCAGAAAAAGCAGAAACAGAAGCAACAAAAGCAACAGCAGCAAATACAAGAGCACAAGCAACAACACAAACAATACAAGTTGTAGCAGCACAAGCAACACAAAAAATACAAGCATCACAACTAGCACAAGCGGCACAAATAGCTGCTACATGCCCTGGAGAGTGTTTTTACGAGACAATTAAATCCTCCGATGCGCGCCTAGTTCAGGATATATATAAAATTAATTTAGTTTTTAGATGTTATTCAGATAAAAATGGTAATAAACCTACTTTTATGCGTAAATTAGTAGCCGAAAATTGCCTGTCTAGAGCGCAAAATTTTGATAAGGTTTTAACAGATGTATTATATAAACCATTTAACATATCAGAAAATTATTTATATAATAAACTTTCTAATATTACGAAAAAAAACCAATCGAGTGTAGTAATTAAAAATAAAGATAAAGATAAAGATAAAGATAAAGCGGTTCCGAAACAAGTAATTCCAAACGCAAATATTAATATACAACCTATTGAAGCAGATAATGGAAGACTAGAACAAAAATTAACTAATAAATATAATAATAATAATAATAGAACACGCAAAAATAGTATCCGTTAATAATAATTTATAATAATTTATAATAATTTATGATAATTTATAATAATTAATAATAATTTATAATATAATATTATTATATTATAAAATAAACAATGATGAATCTTATAAATACTTTAAAAAAAAGATTGTCATTTAAAAAACCACTTGACTCCATATTGTATATTCTTGCTTTATTAATAATATTTTATTATTTTAATAAGTATGTATTAACTAATATGAATGTTGAAAATTTTGAAAATGATGGGAAAAAAAAAGTAGTATATTTTTATATGAATGGTTGTCCTCATTGTGATTCGTTTTCTCCTATATGGGAAGAGTTTAAACAAATTTCGCCACTAACTACTCATAAAATAGAAAGTGCGGATGCCGGAGAAATGATGAGCAAATATAAAATATCCGGTTTTCCAACTATATTATTATTGGATGAAAATAATAATAAATTAAAAGAATTAGAAGGAGACAGAACAATTGCAGGTTTAAATGCAATGATTAGTAATTATATTTAATTAAATTTTTAAATATTTTATAGAATTGTTGTATGTTTTTACTAATATATGTAATAAAAATTGATTACATTTTTATTTTTAATGTATAAAATAAAAATGGATTCTTTTTACAAAGAAAACATAACTGAACATGATTTATGTAATGAAACATATAGCATAACTATATTAGAAAAAAATATTAATAATTTAAATAAGAAAGTAGTGCTTAGCACACAACAATTAACAGCAAAATTTTGTGTAAAATTTATTTTAGACACTGCTATTGTATCTGGAAATCAAGAAAGTGGTGTTTATACCAAAGAGCATATTTTGAGAATGCAAAAACATATTACAAGTGAAGAATTTGATAAATGTTGTTTTGAATATTTTATTATTGAAAATATTCAAAACACCTTTTAGAATAAACTTAGTTATACAAAATATTCAAAACACCTTTTAGAATAAACTTAGTTATACAAAATTTGCCAATAGTAAATAATAATTTATTATAATATAGTATATTATAATGGTTAAAGCAGGATTTCTTAAAACTATTAAAAATAATATGTCTTTTTCAAAATCTTTTATAATTTTAGGATTATTAGTAATATTGACTATAGTATTATTTTCTTCACATAATAAATATTCAATTGAAAATTTAACACCTAAACCTAATATTAAAGTGGAAGTATATTTATGGGTTGATCCTCGTCCTTTTGGTTCAACACATAATGATTTGGTTCTGCGCTGGTTGGATTTTACAAAGGAGTATGGTAATATTCCCAATATTACTTTAGGAAGAGGAAAATCGAGTGAGTTTACTAAATATTTAGAACTAGATAAATATCCTGAATTGAATATAGATACAAACGAAGCTCTTAGGCCTTTAAAATCTCTTGATCTTACTAAGGACACCAAATTTGTTCCATTTATTTCAGTCTTTATTGTTGGTACTGAACAAGGCAAGGCATATAAAAAGCCATTTGGTTTGGTTACTGGTAAAGAGGTGTCATATGATAATATTTCTAAAACAATCAATGGTATTAGTGCAATGTTCTATGATTCATTATATGATAGCGATGTTAATGTAGCACCTACTATTCCTGCTATACCAAAAATACCAGTACCAGAAACATCAAAAGAAATTCCTGCTATTCCAAAAGCAACTCCAACAGCAACGCCATCAATGTCGTCAATGTTTAAATTTCCTGGGTCTTAATTATTTGTAAAAAAAAATTGATATTAACTATTAATTTATAATATAGATTAAAAACATTAATATATATTATTAAGAGCAGTAAAAATATGCTTCATAAGTTAAATGATTTGGTTTTGGTGAAAATTGTGTCACGACCATCTAAATTATGTAAAACTCCTTATGTTGCTGATATAGAACTAGATGATGGTTCAATTGTTCAAGCACATTGTGCTTCTATGGGTTGTTGTGGATTATCCGAAAAAGAATCTTATGTATATGCATCCCCTATAAAGTCTAATTGTAGTCAAACTAAATCTAAAGTTTGCTCTTATAAAATTTATTTGGCTAATTTTTGTGAAGAAAAAATTATTAATAGTCAATTATTTATTAACAAGCAATTAATAGGCGTTGACCCAAAATTAGCCGAGACTTTGGTAGAAAATGCACTAACAAAAAATTATTTGAAAACATTGATAAATATTAAAACTTATAGGCGAGAAGTTAAATTGCTTAATTCGCGTTTTGATTTTGCTGGAATAGATGAAAATGGTAAATATTTTGTGTTAGAAGTTAAAAATGTTCCACTTGCTGATTATGCTGATGTGTCTTCAACTGATCGCAAAAAAATGATTAAGCATGGTGACTTTACCAATATTCCCATTAATGAAAAAATCTCATATTTTCCAGATGGCTATAGGAAAAAGAAAGGAGCGGTTGTAAGCGAACGTGCATTAAAACATATTAATGAATTAGCAGAAATTACTCATTCAAAAATTATTAGACCTATTATTTGTTTTGTTGTTCAACGAACAGATGTTACCAGTTTTCAAGCATCTGTGTTAGACCCAATTTATAAAGAGGCATTTAATGAAGCAATAAAAAAAGGTGTAGAAGTTATTGTGCTGGTTGTTTCATGGAATGCTAATGGAGAAGCTAGTTTTATAAGTTGTGATTTACCTATTAATTATTAATTATGGAGTAATATCTAATAACTCACATTGAAGTTTAAAAATTTCAATAGTTTCGCTATTATTATTTCTTTTTAAATACTCAATATACCTTTCACATACATTAATAGCAAATTGATGTTGTATTTCTGCTAATCTTTTTTTTTCTTCTTCTTCTGCTAATCTTTTTTTTTCTTCTTCTAATTTTTTCTCTTTTTTTTCTGCCTCAATTCCTTTTTGAACAATTTCAATAAAATGGTCCCAGATTTCATTTGCTTTTTTGTTATGAAAGTGTTCAATCCAGCGAGTAAAATTAATAGGCATATCTTTTGATTCCCATTGAGTCTTATTTTCTTGAATTCTCATAATTTTGTCTGGTATATTACCATGGTAAGAAAGAGGAGCATAACTTACTTCTGTTCTTACATTATTGATTTTATGCTTACTTTCCGCATTAGCACGTGCATTAGACGCTTTGTGCCCCGGAATTTCAAAATCGCCAATTTTTTGGTTATTTCTAATTAGCGGACTTTTTCTGAGATATGCATCATAATTACTAATTGTTGTTTCAATTATTTTATCATATTTGCAATTCTTTTCTGCTGCACTTTCAACATAATCCTTGTTATTTTTATCTCTTGGTTCCTTTTCATTAAACAACTTTTCATCTTTGCGTTGTCCTGACATTAAATGATATTTGCATACTTCCATATAATCATCATCTAAATCATCTGAAATAGGTTCAGACTTTTTAGAATAACCTGCGCCTTTCTTTTTAAATTCATAATAAGTTTTTTTTTCTTCATCATAATAAATAAATCTGCTTTCTTCTGTTTCTTCTTTATAATAATGAATAATATTTTCTTCAGATTTTCCTAAGTAATATTCATCATCAGTGCCGCCAAAATAATTGTATTTTTCTAGTGTGATTTCAGGTTCGTTTTCTTTAATATAACTTATTTTTCCATTATATTTTCCAAATATAATATAAATATAATCATTTAAATTTGCCACTGCATCTTGTTGTATTTTAAAATTATATTCAATAGTATTTAATGTAGTTTCATTAGTGTTAAATTTAATAATTGTTCCTGTATTATTTAGTTTAGTTTTAAACCAGATTATTTCTTCTGTGTCCATAGTCTTAATAGTAATCATATTTGTATATTTACCTTGTTGGAACATCAGGTCCCAAGGAACAATTGCTTTAATATAATTTGTTCCATCAAAACTAAATACTTCAACAAGTGTTTTATTTGATAATATCATTAATGCAATTTTACCACCTACACCTGCAATACCACTACTTTTATCGGTGCTATGATTCTCTCTATGCATTGAAAACATATTTGCGATGGTAGATTTACTCATACCAACACCATCATCAATAATCAAAATTGTAGCATCTTTAATTTCAAAAGTAAATTTTTTTGCTTTAGCATCAATAATAGAATTTGCACAAAGTTCTAACAATGCTTTATAATGATTAAATCCTTTTGTACTTAAACCATTTAAATAACCTCGTTCATTAATATCACCTGCGCGCATTTCAATATTTTCCATCATAGTTTTAGTTTTTGATTGCATAATATATGATACTATATTTAAAAATATAAATTATAAATATGATTTCAATTTTTTTTAAATAAATATTAAAATTATTTAAATACATATTTGCTTACATAATAATATTACCAATTTTATTATGTATAACATTTTATTATTAGCATTGAGTTATAGTTTGCCTCCGTTAAACAATGTTTATAGAGGGTCAATTAGCTTTCCATTATTAGGTAAGCAAAATATAGAATTTGAACGATTAAAGAAAAATACTTCGCAAATTAGATTATATGGTCTAATAAATTGTAATGGTTATATTTATAATGATGAAAATGATGAAAATGATAAAAATGAAAGCAATATATGTTTAAGCATGAACTATGAGTTAGATGAGTATCTTTTAAATATTATTCGCAAATATAGATGTATTATTGAAGCACCGTATTATGATGTAAGAAATGATACAATTTTATTTATATTGAAAATAAATGTGCTTGGTCTAACAAAAAGTATTAAATTGCTTAATACTAAAAACTAAATACAAAAGTTAAACTAACTTATAATACTAGTATCATTCATAATTTTATTATAATAACTATGAACTATTATATGTGCAATTATTGGAGCAACATACCATAATTCGCCAAAGTAATTATTTAATTTTTTATCTAAATTAGCATTTAAAAATGGAATGGCGAGAACGCTTGTTCCAATACCTATAAAGAGTTGTTGCGTCAATCTCCATTTTTTTTTATAAATAGTTAAATAATGCCTAGGAGTATGATATAGCGTTAAATAACATTTACTTAGCAATGGTTTTTTTAGCCATATTAAGTGAAATAGTGAAGTTAAAGAATATTTATAAAAGTTATTTTTTATGTTGAAGTCATCAGCTATATGATAAATAGAAAAAGTAATTAATAATATCTTTCGTTGAATATACGAGCAATAATATATACATAATCCACTAAAAAAATTACTTACCAATGTTTCAAAAGGACTGACTATCAAACTGGTTGCCCCATGGCCAAATGTAGGAATTAATAAAGGGTATTTTATTAACATTATTATTAGTTATATTATTAATAATGTTATTATACATAATTTATAATTTATAATTTGTCTAATATTTCGGAGTTTTCTTTAATAAAACCATTAACTAGTTCAACTGGTAATTCTCTAAAATCAACTAATTTTTTATTTAATTCATATTTTTCATAAGCATTTTCCTTTTTCAATGCTTCTAAAAACAATTCATTATTTTCATAATATTTTTCACAAGTTTTTGGACCACATTTCTTAAAAATGGGCATAATATTATCTGATTTATCTCCTAGCACAATTTTATAAAATAAATTTTTTTGTGGTTCACTAAATACTTTCTTAGCTTCTTTTAAAAATTTGTTTTGAAAATTTACAATTTCGGTATTGTCATCTAAAAGTTGTAAATAATCATGATCATTTGCTATGATATATATTTTGGCATCAGCATATTTTTGGCGAATATGATTTTTAGTAAGTGCAATAATATCGTCGGCTTCTAAATTAGGAAATTGTAATACGCTATTAGCACCTGCCTCGTATAAAAGTTTATTGTTGTCTTGGTAAATGTGCTTGAAAAATGGACCTCCCAAAAATTCCTCGCCTTTTTCGCGTGTTCCTTTATATTCTGAAAATAAAGCATTTCTCCAAATGTCTTTACGTGGGCAATCACGAACAGCAATAGTGGTGATTTTTTTCTTATGTATTTTTTGCTTCTTTTTAAAAGTAGTTAGCGATTCGCTAAATGTTTTCATAAATTTTTCCACAAACTCTTCATTTTCAATTGGATTAGTTAAAGGTGATTCGGGATTATAATGTCCCCACCATTGAACAATTGCAAAATATCTATAAAATATCCAATAACTTGTATCTACTAATACGAATATTTTTGGTTCTATATTTGGTGGTTGCGTTAGTTCCATTTATATAGTATTAGTGGTAAGTATTTATATTATTGATGTATATATTATCAATTTTTTTTTTATATATATATATATATAAATTATTTAAAGTTATTATTAAATTTTAAATAGATGATTAAATGAATAATAACACATACAAAAATGGAATTCTTATTGCATGTAATGTTATTAATGTTATTTATCATGTACCTCAAATAATAAAAACTTATCGCACAAGATCAGTTAAAGATTTTGATTCATGGTATTTATTTTTGGGTAATCTTCATAGTTTTTTTTGGGTATTATATAGTATTGAAGATCGCAATGGTTTAATGATGTTTAATTCTTGTGTTTCAATATTTTCTATTTCTTTTGTAAGTTATTATAAAATCCATTCATATATTATTGAACGCTATAAAAGTAAAATTATATGTGAAACCAGTAATAGTGAAATTAAAATAATTGCTGTAACTTGTGATATAGAAGCAGGCAAATAAATTACAATCTCATTATTCTTTTATATAACTGTTATTACATAATTTTTTTATTATTTTTTCTTCGTTATGTTCTTTGTTATTTGCTATTGCTACTAATGTATGTGTATAATAATTTTGTTTAGATTCGTTATTTTGAAAATCTGGATTTTCTTTAGTCCATTTGCTTAATGCACAAAATTGTTTTGTTGATACATCTTTTATTGCCTTTCTAATCTTCTCTTTATTAACATCTTTTTCCCAATTATCATCATCTTTTATATATAATGATTCGCGTTTTATGTCAGTACAGTGAATAGGGCGTTGATATAAACCTAATTTATTCATATTTTCAATTATTACATTACTTAGACCATTAACTATTCCGTTTTGCTTAGTATAATCTAATTGTTGTAAACTAACCTGTATTGATTTAATAAAATCACTCATATTTATAGCATCTTTGCAGCGCTCATTTAAAAATACTTGAATATTAAATTTATTATTGTTGTTGTTATTTGTTATAAAATTATTACCTATTTTAGGTAATAACTCACTAATATGGTCTTGTTGCTTAATTATAATTTCTCTCATTTCTTTATTATCATTAAGTAATTTAATAATTAAATCGTTTGTTAAAGTTAGTTGATTATTTGCATTATTTGTAATTTTCTCATTTTCTATTATATTACATTTTTTTTTATGAGCATATAACCCTTGTCTGCTCTTATATTTTTTCCCACAATTACATATTATTTCATTTACATTTGCGGATTTTTCTTCTATATTTGTCAACACGATGTCAACATTTGTATTATTTTTATGTTTTGCTGTATTTATATGTTTATTGTAATCTTTCTTATCGCATGTATTATAGGTACAATATATACATACGAATTCTTTTCGGATTTTTGCGGATTTTTTTGTAAACATTAACACTAATAATATTTAAATAGAAAATAGTATTTAAATATTTTATATATATAACGGATTTTCACGGATTTTATGTAAATAAATGTTAATTTATTCAAATAAATGCATATTTTTACAAAAAACAAATTTCAATATTTATTTTTCCGTATCATATATCATAATAAAATATTATAGGTATTTCATGCGGATATTTGCGGATAATTTTTGTCAACAAATGTCAACAAAATATTGCACCAAATTTTTGGAAAATTTGTTGAAAAATTTATGGTAAGGAGATTTTTAGTAATAAAATAATATTATTTACTTCATTATGCTTTTAAATGTTTAAATATTTGCAAATTTTTCATTTTTTTTATAAAAGGTTTAAAGATTCAAAATAGGACATTTATAAATGTCCATTTTCCAAAAAAATTGCGAAATTTATTTTCCCAAAATTTGCACATTTATAGTTTATAGAATTATATATTAATATTTTAAATAAATAAAAAATATTAATAGTATTAACATAAGAGAGATTAGCAAGAGTATTTTACTTTATTATGCGCCCTAGTCCTCCCATTATGCGAAATGTTAAATAAATACTAACTCGTTAAATTTATTCAAGTCTGCTAACACTCTTGTCTGTGTTGCCTTTAAATTTATTGATAATTGTTTTCCAAAATGATTAGCAACATGTATGCTTAGAATAAGTTTATTAAATTCTTCTGTAAAGTTAAAATCATATTTATTAAATACTTTACTTAGGTCTATTAATAATTGGGTTGTTATTTCATCTTTTGTATTTAATATTAAGCAATCTATACTTTCATTTATAAATTGCTGTTTTTTTATAATATTAAAACTACTAAATACTTCTTTTTCTTCTATAATAGCATATAATAATTCTTCTATATTACTATAGTCTTGTTTGTAATGTATATCATTAAAAAAAATATAATAGGCATTTTGATTTTTTTTATTTGGAAAACAACATATACCAAAATCTATTATGCCTAATCCGTATTTTGAAACTTCATTATTTATTGAATTAGTTTCATTATTTATATAAAAGAATACATTTCCACTATGTAAGTCACAGTGAATAACTGAATGAAATAATGTCCCCAATATTGCAAATTTATTAAGTAAATATGCGAATTCTTCCTTAACAGTTTCATCCAAGAGTTCAATATCTTTAAATTGTAGTCCGGTAATATTTTCCATTACTAATAGGTTGCCGTATTTTTCGGTAATCTCTCTATAAACTCTTGGAAATTTGTATTCTTTATTATTTTTATATTTTGTAGTGAAGAGTTCAATTGCCTCCACTTCCTTCATAAAATCCATTTGATGTAATAAAATTTCTTCATTATCTAAAAGTATTTTAGTTATTTTGAGAGATTTTATATATGGAATATATTTGCATATATATGAAATAAATAACAATTCATCAAATACGTTTGTAAATTTAGTTATAATATTGTTTTTTAACATTTTAATAATTACTTTATTATTAGATGAATCAATACCTTCAAATGCCAGTCCTATTATACCACAATTTATTGGAATTTTGCTTTTCAAAGTTATTGAAAAATCATCTTCTAATTTATCCAATAAATCATAATCTATTTCATAATGTTCATAAGGAACATTGTCGGTATATTTAAGTAAATATGCTTGCTCTTTACTACTCAATAAATCTCTATCAAAACATAACGCTTGAAATATTTTCACATATACAATATTTTCTTGTTCTAATTTTTTTGATATTTTTTTTATTAATTCTAATCGATAAGTGGGTTTATTATATAAATAATTAATATATTTTTTAGCGTTAAATTTCATAATTTCCCACATAACCATTGTTATTAATTTTGTAATTCGTAAAAATATATACATAGTGTCTAACATCGCCGTTTAATAATTTAATAAATAGTAAGTTATTAAGTTATTATCAGTAATTAATATATTTATGAATTTAAATTAACAATAAACATTTTTACATTATAAAACATTTTTTTGAACATTAATCCAATAAGATTGTTCATATTAATTGGTAAATCATCTTTTATTGTTAACTGAAAATCAATTGAAAATTTAATATTAATTAATTTATCAACGTTGTTTGCAGCAATACCATAATGTTCATCATTTAAAGTTATATGGGTTTTTCCAAAATTAAATGTCATTGGTTCATATTTTTCGGTATTTAAATTTATAGATTTTAAATAATTATCTATCAAGTGTTTATGTTCATATATTAAATCTTTATTATAAAAGGTTATTGTGTTATTTAAATTGTTTGAATATTTGGTAGTTCTAAACAAAATATATTTTTGCTTAATTCCTACTTCTTTGGCAATTTGTTTTAATAAAATACATATATCTGTTTCGTAATTATTTATTGTGTCTAAAATAAATATTTTTTCAATTAATTCAATATTTACTTTTTCAATTAAATCATAAATTGCAGTGCTTAAAAGTGTCTCTACATTTACTTTGCTTGTATTTAAATTTTTAAAATCAAATTGTAAATTATATGCTTTATTATTACTTGAAGGTATTTGTATTTCAGATAATAACATATTTCCTTTATCACATATTAATTTAGGTTGAAACTGATTTTCATCACTATAAGACATTATAATTTAAATATAATTATATTTATATTTATATATTTAAATTTAATTTTATTATTTAAGTAAAATGTTTCTTAATATTAAAAATGTGAAAAAATAATCTAATAAATCATTTGCGTTAAATTCTTTCTCAAAAAAGGGATCTTTTAATAATTTAAACTCTAAAAAATGTTGATATTTTTTCTCTCCGCGCAATGGAATAATATGTGTATAATGATTTAATAGTTCACAAAATTTAGATTTTAATAATAAGCTATAATGTTTATAATTTAATTTACTTTTAACTTCTATTCTATTTAGACTATCTTTTTCGTTTGTGTAAAATAAATTTTCTTTTGTTCTATATTTATTATATTTAATAAAGTTGTGTTGGATAAAATCCAAATGACCATATATTTTATACGTTAAGGTTTTATTAATAGCACTGATTGATATTAAGTAGGCAGCAGTGCTTCCACAAGCAATATGTGTATTATATGTGTCTTTTGTTGGTAAAATACAATCACTATGTAATTGAATAATATCCCATTTACTATCCAATACTTGAATTTCATATATAGATTTATTGAGACGTTCATAAAATTCTTCATTATTATATAACGGAAAGGCATCATCTTCCATTATTAGAATATATGGGTCATAATCATTTATTTTGTCAAAATAAGTAGATTTTATATGTTTACAACATAATATATGACTTAAAGCACAACCAATTACAGATTTGGGGGCAAAATTTTTAGCATAACTAGAAATATATTGTTTATATTCCGGGTTGAAGTGTTCATTTTTAAGTGCATTGATTCCGCTAAATCTCTCTACTTTTAAACCAATATTTAATAAATATGGTAATTGTTTAATATAATTATTTTTATACTCATCCAAATTTATTACATACGTTTTTAAATTACTATAATCAGAGTTTATAGGATATTTATTAATCATTGTTAATATTATTATTTATATAATTTTAAACTAAAAAAATTTAAATAATATATTATTACAATTTAAAATTGATTATATATTATTATATAAATAAATATTATATATAAATGGTGCTTATGTATACTATTGCTGTTACAAAGGATAAAACGACTATTTATATGAAAGTGCCATACGATTGCTTATCATATAAGCAAAAAATGCACAGAGGAATTGTTAAATTAAATATTAAAAAATCTATTGAGATTGTAAAAAGCAATGAATTAGAAAATGACGAATTAAAATGAATAAAAGTATTTACATTTGTAATTGTTCTAGTAAATTTGTCAATGATTTAGATTTTGAAGGCAAGTTCTCTTTATTTTTTTTTGCTCTTAATTTATGTATAAACCAAGTATGTGGATTTGTCATTTGTGGGTCAATTTGTAAATTTAACTTAATAACTTGCGAACGGCAATGATTACTGCAACACATACAATCAAATCCAAAATATAAACTACAATATTCGGAAATGTTTTTATTACAAAAATCACAAGTAAATATCATATATATATATATATATAATATATTTTTAAATATTATATATATTATGACTTATAGAGGAGGGACAGTGTTGTTTAATGTTAAAAATAAAACTGTAGAAGAAATACTATTAGAAATATTAGAAGATGAGGATACAATATGTGAATTTATTCATAAGAACAATCAAGGACAGGGTGTTGCGTATATATTTAAGATACATTTTAATAGCGAAATATTTAGTAAATATTTTTTAAATATAGATAAAAGTATACATGTGCCAAGAGTTTTAATAATAAAACTATTAGCACATAATTTTACTTCAAGTACTGTTCTCTTGGGTATGCCTGGACAAATTAATACAGCTAAAATACAACCAATTACTATAAGCGAAAGTCAATTTAAAAATGAAATCAATATTCATAAAGCACTTGGATCACAAAGTAATTCTATGCTGCTATGTCCGAGTTTACTCTATCATGAACGTATAAATACTGGAGCAGGAAAATCAACTTTAACAAGACTCGGAACAGCACTTTATAATTTGATAAAAAAAAACAAGACACAATTTGATTCTTTTGAGACATACTTGCTTGATACATTAAGAGTTCAAGACAAATTAATACCTATGCGCAATAGCACTCTAGAATTAAAAGAGTACTCATTATACAATGTAATACAGGAAATGATTATTATGGAATATGTCGATTGTAAAACATTATTTCAAGTATATCATGTTAACTCTACAAATAGTACTCAAGAAAGACAGTTAAAATATGGTCAGAAATTTTTATATGATACTAAAATAGATTTACCAAAAATACATACTGAGGAAGTGTTTTATTTACTTTATTTGGCAACATTATTAGCGCTAGAAGGTTACAGTCATGGCGACCTTCATATAAATAATGTAATGATTTGTTCAGAATTAAAAGAAAAAACACAGGAAATATATGAAGCAAAAATAAATGTAAATCCAATTTTAATTGATTTTGGAAAAGCAGAAAAAATAGAGAATTTAAAGTTCCGAGTTTTATTACTAAAAGATCAACCTGTACCAAGAGAAACAAAAATATGGAATACAAAGAAAGTACCTATTAAAATTATAGATATTTATTACGAAGCAATAAATCATAGCAATAATATAGCACAATTTATTAAGGAGAAACTGATAAATGGTGAATTTGTATATGCTATAATAGTTATTAGTATGTGTATAAGTAGAACTGCTTCAATTAAAGAACCATCAATGTTTATGTATGCTTTCTTCATAAATGATTACAGCACAACATATGAAGCTTTTTATAGTGTGTTTGACGAAATAATTATAATGGATGAAAAGACTAGGGATTATGAAAAGATTATTATTGATTATGATAAAAAAATTAAACAATTTATAGAATTAAGAAAAGAGAGATTATCATCACCAATTGAACTTGATGGAGGCAAATATATTAAGAAACAATACCGAAAAAAAACACGAAGCAAATTACATAAAATGAAGTCTATTAAGTCAAATAAAAAGAAGTCAAATAAAAAGAAGTCAAATAAAAAAGAAGTTAATTTAATCATTGTGAGTTAATATTTTTATAATAATTAAATAATATATAAGAATGAGTGTTGAAGGTGGAGCTGTTTTATTTACAGATGAAGTTTTAGAAGATGAAAAGAATATAAAAAAGATAATATATAGCATTTTAAAAGACGCTGACACATCAATAGAAATTATTGCTATAAGTGATACAAGAAGAAGAGGATTAGATTTTTCATGTATATTTAAGATAAAATTTAATAAAAAATTTGACACCAACTTTAAAAATATTAGTAATGCAATATATAATATTAAGGCACCAAGTGTGTTAATTATTAAACTATTAATAGGGTATCCTCATACTGAAGTAGAAAATGAGATTACTATTCAACAAGCACTTGGATCACAAACTAATAGGTTGCCAATATGTCCCAGTTTTCTTTTTCAAGAAGAAATAAATAATTATGAAGGAATGACAATAATTGGTTCAGCATTTTATAATTTATTGAAATTAAAAGCAAATAAAGAAGACTATATAGACTTTTGTACTTTTATTAAGAGGAAAGATCCTAAAATAAGCAACCGTGTTGAGAACATTTTTGTTATGGAATTTATTGAATGTGATAGCTATACAGATTTTTATGAAAATACTCTTAAAAAAAATGCCGGTAAAAAACTTACTAAAAAATCTTTTTATAAATATACAATACTCGATGAGTCAATAGAATTAAATTGTGTTAATAGAAGTGAAGAATTACAAAATTTTTTTACATATTATATGGCATCATTATTAGCAATAAAAGGATTTCATCATTCAGATATTCATAGTGATAATGTAATGATATGTTCTAATATAGAAGAAAACAAGTCCGAACAACAAGATAATCAATTAAATATAGAACGCACAAATATATTTCCATTTGTAATTGACTTTGGGAGAGCAGGAAGGATTACTCAACAAGAACTAGTATTTAGAGAGTTACATTTGAATGGCACTGCAGGAAATAAATTAAAACTAGAAGATATTAATGTAGTACCGCGTTTTGATAGGGAGCAGTTTTTAAGACCTATATATTTAAATGCTAAAAAAAATAAATCTAAAATTGTAGATTACGTTAAAAGTTTATTAGGGGAAGGAAATTATGTTGATGCTGTATTAACAATTAGTATGTGTATAAATCCAAAATCAGGACCAAATCCTTCAATATTTGAAGGATTTTATGAGTATAAACATGAACCATATGCTGATTTATACTTTATAGATGAAGTGAGGAAGATTAAGTATAATAGTATAATAAGTCAACTTATACAAAAGAGAAATCAATTAGAAAAACAATTAACAGAAGAAAGGGAGCAACAAATTGTGAGAGATGCAATCACAATTAAACCAGAAGATACTCCTTATTCAGGATTAGAGAAAATAGACCCTATAATTGTTAGTGAAGAATTTGATACTAAAGATTATATCGAAGTCGATGGTGGCAAATTAATTTTAAGAAGACAGAAGAAGTCTAAAACAAAGAAGTCTAAAACAAAGAAGTCTAAAACAAAGAAGTCTAAAACAAAGAAGTCTAAAACAAAGAAGTCTAAAACAAAGTAAAACAACGATAAATTAATTTTAATAAAATATATAACGCAATATATGTTATTAAAAATAATAATAATATTTAAATATTTAAATATCTAAACTCACAATATTTTTATCGCTCCTCTGTCTGCGTTTAGATTTTGTTGGTATTTTAGCATTTGTTAAATCTCTTAAGTCTTCAATGCTAATAGTGCTAGATTCATTATTTCTTTTTTCATTAACATCAACTTGTTTGGTTTTTAGACCACTTAATAAAGATGCTATATTTTGTGTAGGAGGGGCAATAGAGGGACCTTTCATTTCTGGACGTGTAATGCGTTGTTCACTAAAAGGATTACCTTCGCCATTATCTATTTCCATACCACGTGCCGACATAATATCAGGACGATTTATAATATTTTGCATTCGTTGACTGCGTTCAGGTAATTTAGACTCAACCGGTGGTGGAGGTGGACCAGAATTTACATTGGGTGGCATAGATGCTCCAAATCCCTGATTAGAACCATTATTTCCAAATAGTCCATTCATAAAACCCCCCAATCCAGGTTTGGATTGACCCATTGTGTTGACTGCTGCTTGAGTAAATTGCTTCATTAATTCTGGATTTTGACGCATAATATCATCCATTCCTGGCATCGAAGATTTAAATAATGTATTTGACATATGAATCATCATTCCTGAACCACCTAATTGAAACAATAATTTCAATTCAGGAGACATTTTTGCTTTAGATTTATATTTTTCGTGCAATTCAGCAAATATTTCATCGTATTCATCAATATTCTCATTTATTTGTTCACCCCAACCATCAAGTTTAATGTCAAAAGGATCAAATTTATTATTTAAAAATTCTAATCCAGTAATACAAGCCATTAACATTTTTCCTTGAAATTTAATTGCATTCGATTTTTCTTTCTCTGCAATAATAGTTTCATATTCTCCTATCATCTCATTTAAATTAGAATCCATATTATAACGCTTGCTAAGTGATACTCCTTTTTTCTCTAGGTCTTCTAACTTGCGCAAATATTTGAACTTTTCTTTTAGTTCTTCTTCTTTAGTTAATTCAGGTTTTTCTTGTGCTTTTTCTAAATTTATAGGAACATTATTGAATTTACCAAATCCATCCCAAGTTTTGTTCTCATTCATATTTGCTGTTGATTTTCCTAAATTTACTGTATCGTTTTCCTCATTTTTTGTAACTGGTTTAATATTACCACCATTATTCTTAGAATCACCAAATAACCCCCCAAAAATAGATTTTTTATTGGTTCCTGTTGATTGATTATAATTTATTTCTTTTTTATTATCGGTACTAGTATTTAACTTTAGTTTGTCATCAAAATGTCTAGAACTATTAACTCCTGTTAAATCATTTAATTCATTTTCTAAAGTAGTAATATCTTCAATATCTATAGATGATGATGCTTTTTTATCAGTTATAGTTTTTCCATTCATCAATAATTCAATACCGCCTCCGAAATTAGAAGATGGTTTTTTTGATATAATTTCTTCTATGTCACTATCAATATTTGAATCATTTATTTTAAATTCTGGTATTTGAAAACTATCAATATTTAAAGTTTCGGGTTCTATTTCTATAATATCCATTAAAACTATTATGATAAAAATAGAAGTTTAATTTTTAAATACTCCGCAATATATATTATATATTAATTATTAATATATAATTATTAATGATTGATTATTTTAATACATTAAAATTTTCTAAATAATAAATTCCTTGTAAAAAACAATCTGCTAAATCATCTTTCTTTGAATGTTTAATAAAAAAAGCAAGATCCAGAGACATATTTTTATTTTCTAGTAATTGTTTTGTGTAATAAATACTAAGTTTCTTTCGCTCGTTATATGATAATTTTTTATCTTTAACTTCTTTAACTTCCTTAACATTTTTAACATCTTTAACTTCTTTAACTTCTTTAACTTCTTTATTATCACAATAGTCTTTATAATCACTTACATATTTGCTTTCTTTGCTTGTGAAAGGTTTTAATTTATTTGTTGCCGAAATAAATTTAATATTATAATTATTACAATCAATGAAATATTGTGAGATCATACCTTGAATAGTTTTCATTCTATTAGCAATTGGACTTATTTGATTTTCTAAAATAATTTGGTCAATAGTAGATAAATCATAATTTTTAAATAATTCATTTAATTCATTTTTTATACTAATTCCTATATCTATTAAATTTACATTGTTTGCGTTGACAGTTTCAATAGCTTCAAAACAAGTTGAGTTTAAATATTCTTCTAATAATTTAATCAATGATGTTTTATTTATAGGTTTTTCTATTTTAATTTGATATTGTTCAATGAGTGCGGAGAGATTGGCAACAGATTGCTTATGTAAAGTTTTAATATTACATGTTGGTAAAGTATATTCTGTTTTTTTTGTATGATTTTTACAGTAAAAAACATTGTCTTTATGAAATTTGGCTTCTTTTGAGCAACATTGTTGATTACATGAAATCAATTTATTACATAAATTTATTACGTCCCATTTTATAATTTTGAATTCTTTAAAATCCCTTAAATCTTTTAAATCATTAGCATTATTTTTTTTATCTATTGCATCACATTCTAAAATTGCATATGCTAAATTTTTAATACCTATATCTATGCTTAATATTTTCATAATTATTATATGTTTATTAATACAAATATTATATATTATTAGTTATATATAATATTTATTTGTCTCTATATATTATAAAAAAGTTTATTTATAAGCACCTAAGCATACTGAATATTGTAATCTATAAATATAATACATTAGCACAAAGATCAAGAAATATGATATTGCAAAACCAACTATGTTGTACTTCTTTTTAACTAAAGCTATTATTATTCCTATAAGTGTAACAAATACTGCTACTAAACTAAAATATCCTATATAATAAAAAAACATACAATGTTCTTTGCCAAAAGGAGACATTAAATCATCAAAAAAACTCATTTTATATTATTATATAATAATAATATAAAAAAGTCTATAAAATATAAAATTTATTCATTGGCATTAATTACATACTTTGAAACATGTTTTTGCGCATCTAATTGTTGCTTAGATAAATATATATTTTTTAAATCACTTGTTTCATAACCATATGGTTGGTCACGTGATAAAATCGAGTTAAAAATATAAGGACTTTGATTAGTTACTAAAGGTTGAGAATTATTATTTGAAGGCGTAGTCCCAGACTCGATACACGAAATATATTGATTGTTTTGTATAATAGCATCAGCATTCACTTGTAAATATTTTCTATAATCACTATTATTTGTAATATTTTTATTATTTTGAAAAACACTGTCGTTAAGAACGGATGAATAATAATTGCTAAATAATCTGGAATCATCCATTAAAGGAGGAAAATTGAAGTGAATATTATTAGAACCACTATAACAAGTTCCCCAACTCATAATTAATATTATATTATGTAATAATATTAATTTTTTATAGATTTGATAATATAAAAAATTAATACACTATCACTTTATTTTTAAAATAAATCTTTATTCAATTTATTAGGAAGTCCATGACCAAACATTACCATATATATTAAGACAAAAGCCGCAATTACTATACTTCTATTTTCAGCAACTATGTGTCGTTGACCGAGACCATAAATCATAATAACATACAATAACACACCAACTATAACAGCATGAATCACCATTATTATACCTCGTTCCATTTTAATATATTATAATATTTTTATTATTGATTTTTATTATTGATTTTTATTATTGATTTTTATTATTGATTTTTATTATTGATTTTTATTATTGATTTTTATTATTGATTTTTATTATTGATTTTTATTATTGATTTTTATTATTGATTTTTATTA